ATCCTTGCTTGGAGGCTTATCAGTAAGCGCTTTATATAATGTCAGTTCCCTCCCGGACTTTCCCCAATATTTCTGGAAGAATTCTTCCTCGTCTCTATATAGGACGGAATCTTCACCTCCCGAGCATGCTACAGCCTCTATTATTTCCTCAAAGAACATGTTTCGAAACGTACCAAACCATGAAATACTATCTTTTTCCCACCGTGATGAAAACATCTCATTTTGCTGGAATATCTCAGTTCGGTATATCGAAAACCCCCCACTTATAAATCCCTCATTTTTTCTCATAAGTAGGAGAGAATCCTTACCCTCTGAAACCATATCTTCTATCTGATCCTTGATTATATCTCCAAAATCCACCAGGGGCTGGGAATAATCATATTCGAGGTATATTGTCCATTCGTAGTTATTACGAGAAGCCAAATTAATTCCATTTTTTATTAAGCTTAAAGCAGATCTTTGGTGTGGTGCGTGTCTGGCCATGAATGAACTAAACAGACCTAGATTAGGAACGGAATACCAGTTAGACCACCTCTGAGAAATCCCTTCAGGTTTGAATAAGGGACAGCAATTTATAAGCTCGTAATCGTTAACAAAGGTGTTATTCGAATCAAAAATAAGATAATCACAGGCCTCGGCAATTTTGTCCAGCCCATAATTGCAATGTGTAACGAAACAGACGTTAATTCCGCTTCTCTTTAGCGACAGTAGCATATCCATAGTATGTGATAGTTTTTCCATGCTATCCTGGTGAGCTCCCACTATAACTAAGGAATCGTCGATATACTTATTTTCCATCCTTGGGTACATAAGAAATGTTACATAGACCTGACATATCAACCACCCGGCTAAGACTAACCCAATCTTCCCTCAGGATTCCCAGGAATATGCTATCCAGGTATTGCCCGCATTTATGGATACATCTCCTTTTGATTCCCTCCTTTACAAAACCAACCCAAAGGGCACTCTTCAGACTAGCTATATTATTCTCTAAGACCTCAGTATCAATCCTATTCATATTTAAAACCTCGAAGCCAAAGTCTATCCCAGCTTCTAGTACAGGTTTGGAATAACCTTGTCCCCTATGATCCGATATCACATCATGGGCAGAATCATACCTTCTATTAACCCAATCTATATTTTGTATCTTATATAAACCAACCATATCTCCGGACTGGTTCAGAGCTTTAAGAATTAGTGATTTGGAGCTATCTAGAGATGAAAACCACCTTTCCTGGTCCATCGAATTAACAAAGGATATATTGTGGGTTCCAAACCATGACTCATTCTTGAGATCCTTAAGAATCGGAAGATCCTCACTCTCTATTTTTAATAGAGTTATCCCATTCTTGTGTTTATACATAGTAATTAAAGAAATTATCTCTACCATCCCTTCTTAATGCAATCCGCAATATACTCTCTTTGTTCATTAGTCACCCACCAACCTACTGGGATTGAAACAACATTACCTATAGTCTTATCCAGGGTTGGTAGAAAAGATCTATATTCTGCAACGCAGGTATGCTTATCGTTTCTCTCATGGACTTGAGATACCGAAATTCCACATTCATCCATCCATCTATAGAACCCATCCCTATTATCCACGAGCATTGAATAGATCCAGAAGGAGGAATCAAAACCTTCATCCCTCCTTAGGAGATTCACACCGTCTGCATCAGAAAGCTCCGAGTCGTAGAAAGAAGCATTCGATCTATGAGAATTAACTATATCATCCGCATGTTTTAGATTTTCTATGCCCACGGTTGCACAGACGTCGTTCATGTGAAATTTATATCCCCATTCCTCTATATTCGCCTCACATCTAAAATCCTTGCGATCTCCGTCCCTATCTATTCCATACCACCTGATTAGTCTACCTCTGTTGTGCAATTCTTTATGTGGAGAGATAAGTAATCCCCCGTCAACTGAGGTTACATGCTTTATAGCCTGAAGGGAGAACATAGTTAGATTTCCGTGGGATCCTATTAATTTTCCTTTATACCTCGACCCAAATGAATGAGCCCCGTCCTCAATAACCGCTGGTTTGAAACCCAGTTTAAGGTAAGATTTTTCCTGTATACTTCTGATCTTATCGAGGTCATTCGGATATCCTCCCCAATGGACCAGCATGATAACCTTTGTTTTATGCGTTATCTTCCTTGCAAGATCGTCTAGATCCATGTTGAGTGTTTCAGGATCTATGTCTACCCATTTTATTTTCAGCCCATTTGCTAAGATAGGCCAGTTTGAAGCGGTACACGTCAGAGGGGTTGCTAAAACCTCATCACCTGGCTGAAGCCCAGGCCATATAGAATCCGCAGCAATTGCCCCGTGATATATCTGTGTAATCTTGGTTGGTTTTTTCAATAGATGAAGAGCTAGGTGTAAAGCTGAGGTTCCCGAGTTTACTGTCGAGATATAGTCTTGATTAAAGTACTTTCTCAGATCAGACTCAAATTGATCGACTTTTGCACCCTGTCCTATGTAGCCACTATTTAAAACCTCAGCAACCTTATCTCCAGCTTGGGGTGACATGAAAACTTTAAAAAGAGGAATATTTTCTTTGCTCATTACCTGATATATTTTTAATCTATATAAAAGATGGGAACTAAAGTTTCGTATGTTAACACAAAAAACCCCGGCCCGATGGGCCAGGGATTAATGATAAAAAACGGGATCGTGGTTCGTGTTTTACTTCCCGTCGGAAGAGGGGTTATCTTTTTTTATTGATGGTATTATCCCAAAATTCCATCTCTCTGTTTTAACGGTAAAGTTTGCTGAACCGATCCCTTTACCAGGCTTCATTTTTTTCAGTAATCATAATCGTAGTTGAAAAAAGTTTGCTGTAAGAAGCCTATTTTTTATACGTCAAAGTACTCTTTTGTTCCTTAATTCTTCTCGTAATGAATCAACCATTTGAACAGTCATGAAATCCTTATTTTGCCAAATGTCCAATATTAGCTTGGCTATTTCCTCTTCCCTATAGGAGGTGGTAATAAAAGCTTTCTCTCCCGAGGTGTACCCTTCTCTGATGGATATCAGAGAGATCTCTTCTCTTTCTCTGTCGCTGCATTCTGACCAAAATTCCTCAGGATCAAAATCTACTTCTCTTTCTATTATAAAGCTAGGCATATTATATCTTAATTTGTTTATATCTCTCAGAATCGATGGTTTGATCCATAATTTTTTCTGGTGTCATCCCATCACAATTGAGGATACTCCTCATGATTGCTGGGGAAAATCCAGAAACCAAAGCTGTACCAGCCTCGTCAAAGCTAACTGGTATGTTTTTTCCACTGGCATTAAGGTTCCAATACACTATGGATGGAGCCTCATATCCTGCTTCTTCATAGGATTTTTTAATCATCTCCTGTGCAGTAGGGTTCCAAATATTCTTTCCCTGCTCTCCCCAACCGAATACCTCTTCCCTTTTGTATACAGCTTGATCAAACTCCATGTCGGATAAAATTAGAAGTGTTGATGGCATCTCCTCATCAGGAACTGAATTTTTTACCGCCTGGTTGAGTATCAATTCAAATACCGCCTGGAGATCGGTGTTCATTCCCCAATCCGAGCGGCTCAATTGTCTAAATCTATCATTGAGGTCTCCGCTTAAAACCTGGAGATCAGGATTAGCAGAAAAAGTTATGAAAGAGTCCTTAAAACTTCCTTCATTCCTCTCGGAGATATAAAGACCCAAAGAAATTGCCACGTCCATGCAGGTAAGATTCTTATTATTACCAGCGCTACATTGCATAGATCCAGAGACGTCTACCACGGGCAGAATCATTCCGTTTGCACCCTCCATATAATTAGGCAAGGATTTCCACTGCTGATTAGCAACTTCGGAATCTCCAAATCCCAGAGATTTAGTTATATCGTAAGGATATACGGCACCTGCGTTTATTTTTGCGGTCCCGTTTTTAAGAGCCTCCCTATATTTAGCATATTGCTCGGGTGCATTTTTAGTAAATGCTTTCTGATATCTAGCAGAGGCCAAAGAGGGGAGTTTACTAAAGTCAATGGAATCCCAATCGCCCGAGCACATCTTACTTTCAACTACGTCCGTAAGAGAAACCAACAGCTTTCTGTATTCCTTGGGAGAGAGCTTCATAAAATTTCTAAGCTTCGCAGCTACTTTACCCTTTCGTGGCATCCATTTAGCACAAAGCCCGTCCTTGTTATCCAATGCTTCGGTGATTAGACTGAAAGCATCTTTTTCAACTCTGGTCCCCTCGAAAACTAGCACATCGTCCCACCTTCCGTAGAAAGGTATAAGTGAAAGATTACTCTTAACGATTAGATCTTGGTGTTCAGCAAGGTATATGATAATATCCCTGAATATCTGTCTCTCTCCTGCTCCACCTCTCACATCCCTCGCCCAGAAAAGGATCTTCATTGCCCTTTCCGGATCCTCGTTGTATGCAAGGGAAAACTTCTGGATTAAGACTTCTTTCTCCGACCCCCTCATAGCTCCGATGTTAAAAAATAGATCAACACAGAAGCTAAGGGATGAAGAGTTAGTTGCCATACCGTTTTCGGTAATCGAATCTTTCGTTCTCAAGGCGTTTACTAGTTTCATAGCTTCCGTTTTAATCAATTCCTTATATGGAAAAAATATCTTTTGTTTCTTTTTTAATTGGGAGCAAATTTAGTTATCCAAATCGTACTAAAAAAATTTTATTCCATTTATTTTCTAGTTGAGATGACCTCATCTATAATTCCATATTCTACCGCCTCCTGTGAATCTAGCCAAAAATCACGAGTCGCATCATTCTTTACTTGTTCCGGATCTTTATCGCAATATGAGCCCAGAAGATCAAATAGGATCTTATTATACTTATCCCATTCAACGAAATCGATTTTAGCGTCTTGTATATTACCACTAAAACCCCCGGAAGATTGATGAAGCATTACCTTCGAGAATCTGAGAGAATATCTTTTCCCCTTGGTCCCAGCTCCAAGCAGCACAGATCCCATGGAAGCTGCCATACCGGTATTAACCGTGATTATGTCGGATTTAATATAATCCATAACGTCCACCATCGAAAGGCCAGACTTTACAGATCCCCCTGGTGAATCTATATGCATAGTTATGTCCTTCTTGTCAACCGAATCTAGGAACATTAACTGAGCCTGAACGATAGTCGACATTTTATCGTTGACCACCCCGGAGACCCAAAGGAGTCTATCCATCATCAGTCGGGAAAATATATCCATCTGGGTAGCTCTCAATTCCCTTTCCTCCAATATATATGGGGTAAGAGAGGATTCGACCATATTTTCGTAATACATCATATTCAATGAGCTGATTCCATGTTCGCTCATTGCATATTTACCGAATTCATCTTTTATGTTCATCTATTTTTTGCTGTTTTAATGTTATGCTAAGGGCTTCATTAAGCATTTTCTGTGTCACCTTAATTTCCTCTACAACGTCAAGTATATTAACTCTCCTATTCTTGGAAATGGTTAGGTCCTCAATGTCTGTAACCACGGAGTTTAGCTTGGACTCCGCGCCTTGGATTAATAATTTTAACTGATTCATTTTTTCACTTTTTACGAAATGTATTACAAAAATACCAGAATCAGTCGTTTTAAAAAAATTTTTATGAAATTAAATAAGAGAGGTATTCACCGATCTATTAGCAACCCCATTAACTCCAGATATACCTGAATATAGAGTAGCGACACTTTTTATAGTGCTATCCCAAGGGGAATAGTTTTCAAAGAATCTTTTCATTGGGGTTATCGAAGTAACTTTTACGTCATTCATATTTCTGTGTATGCCGCATCTAATTCTACCCTTACCGTGATCGGGATGTTCCAAATCAACATAGACAACACCCTTTCCTTCTAATCCCCATCTTACATTAGAGCAGCAAACCTGGGTACTCCCTGATTTTTCGAAGAATTCTTTCAGACTATCAACTAAACTCATGGAAGATTACTATCTATGATTTCCTGAAGCTGATTTTTCTGCTTAATTCCTATCGCCCTTTGTATCTCATCATCTCCCTTGAAGAAAACAACCGTTGGTATATTTCTTACATTAAACTGTCCAGCAAGATCTGGTGATTCGTCTACATTTATTTTGATCAGCTTTACCCTTGGGTTATCCTCCTCAACCGACTCCAAGATAGGTTTCATCATTTTACATGGACCGCACCATGGGGCCCAAAAATCCACCATAGTTAAATCAGATCCATCCATTTCCTTAATAAGTTCTAAAGCATTCATATCTTTCGCTATTTATTTTCTTAGATTTTTTAGACACAGACTACATGAATATTTCGATCCTCCGATATTATTTATCCCATTATGGTTTGAACCATGTCCGGTTGGGTTCGATATATCATCTGCGGATTAGGAGCCATTATAACAGATATACCATCAGATAAGTCCTGTAAACCCGATATGTAGTTTTTCACTGCATCCTCCAGGTTGGGTTTGAATGAGAATTGGTTCATAACATCCTTAACTATCTCATCTAAAGAATTTTCAAATTCATCTGGGTCATGGAATTTAAAGTACTTCTCATATTTCCTCACGAAATTTTTAATCATCTCCTGCTGGGGCAAGGATAAAGAAAGATCTGACATAAAGTCATCGAATTCAAAAAGTCTTTTCATGTTGATAAAGATTATTATACACTATTTATCTTAGGGAGAAACAAAAAACGGAAATATGAATACTAATATATAGATCAACATCTTATAAAAAATCAAAATGACAGAAGAGGAAAACATTGACGTCCAAATTGAGGATACACTTGAATTCGACGACCAAGAACAGGATTCAACAGAGGATTTTCCGGTAAACCAAGAATTTCCAGGAGAAACAGACCCGCAAGAAATAGCGGAAGATCCAGAAGGACATAATGGTATATCTGAGATTCCTGACAATGAGGTAGATCGACAAGAGGACGTTGGACTTCAAAACACCGACCACAATCAACCCGAGATAGAACAACAAAAAACCTCACCTAACCCAACAAGGGTGATGAGGTTTGAAGATTTTATCAGGGATCAATCCTAATTAATCACCCGATCCGGATCTACCCAGATCTCTCCTGATCAATCTTCTCACGTAATGTGAAATCGACTCTGGAGGTTGTCCCTGGGTCAATGCTTTTTTGGATATCTTTTTGCTTAGTTCCTCGAGATCTTCACTAGATAGGAGAACTTGGATCTTTTCAGTTTTTTCTTCGCTAGCCATTTTAGATTGGTTTTTTTATTGATTTATATATCCCCGAGGTTTCAATTACTCTGATCAAATTCTATACCTCCGTGCCTTTCCCCTTTTGTCTTAAGTGGGGAGTAATCATCGATAGGATCGGATATCACAAAAGCCTTATGTGGATTGACCATAACACCCAATCTCTTCATAAGTTTTCGGTTAATAAGCAAAGGGGTGGATTTGGATACCCTATCAGTTGGTGCTATTTTAACACCTGGTATCTTAACACCATTAAAAATTAGATCAACCTCTATTATTGGTCTCTCTACCGTTTCTCTTCCAATTTCTGTGTTTGTATATCCTACTATTTTATTTTCTAACTCAACATCACCGATCTTCCATTTTAGTTGGTCTCCATCTATATTAAGCTCATCCGCATGTATAGAGCTAGCGGTGGAACCATTACCAGTATCAAATTTAGCTACAAATTTTCCTATTTGAGGGATTTCCACCGTTTCTAGATATCCCACCTCCATCTTGGTGTAAGACCAATTGTTCTTGTTGGATATAAAATCGATCACATCACCCACAATAGGTTTTCCTATAGCCTCTGATATACCCTCTGTTCCCGGGGAGGAATTAACCTCCAGAACATAGGGATTCCCGGTTTTTGAATCTATCATAATATCAACACCACACCAATGACAAGCTACAGCATTAGCAGATTCGCAAGCTATCTTTTCGATCTCCTCTGTGATTTCATACGAGGAAACGCTTCCTCCTAGTGAATAGTTAGTTCTGAAATCCTTCTCAACTGCCTCTCTTTTCATAGCACCCAGAATTTCAAAATTATCCTTGCCAGGATTAAGAGGGTCAAACTTCTTAGTAATGACTTGAACCCTAATATCGAAGTTGGAATCTATTTTTTCCTGGAGTAGGATCTCACCATCCGGATCGAGCTTCCTTATTGTCTGATATACAGATTTAAGAGAAGCATAGGAATCAACTACGGATACTCCGATTCCCTGAGTACCCGCTAACAGCTTCATTACTATCGGAAATTCCCCACCAACTTCTTCGAGCGATCTATCAAGTGTATCTTCTCCACTTACTAAAGAATACCTAGGAACGGGAATTCCTGAATCGTCAAGTACCTGTGAAGTTGTGTATTTGCTTTCGCAGATCTCTATAGACTCGAGGGAGTTCAGACAAAAGTATCTGGAGTCTTCCAGATCCGACATGATCCTCTTAGTATGCGAGTTGGTTATGACTCCTCTTCTCGGAACTATGGCTGTAGTTTCCGGGCGTATTAGTATCTCTATGGTTTCATCCCCTTTTTCTTCTCTAAGTAAATGTCCGTTATAAACCTTCTCGAGTACGCAGTTATTGACATTGACTGCCTTACATTCTATTCCTCTGTTCGAACACTCACTAATGAAAGATTCAGCTGTTTTACTGGGCGAGGATTGACCACTTAAAATTATTATATCTATTGACCCTCTATCCTCTGCTTCGTTTAAGAAAGAGCTATAATTAAGAGCTGGGGATATTTTTCCCATCGGTTGTTTCTTTTCTTGTATATATCCACGTTTACATCTAGTAGTTCCTTTCCCTGTTATAAACTTCAGATATTATGTAATCTACTTCCAGTGCTGCCTTTATATACATAAGCTTCTCGCACTTGTCATATCGGTCCTCCAATAGGAAGAAGTCCAACATCTCTTGTACCCTGCTGAGCTTGTATTTAGGGCTAAAATAGTCATCCCTCATGAACTCGAAGGTATTCTGGCTTATTACATCAAAGTTTAAATACATCGAATCCCGGTATTCTTCAAAACCAGCATCAATTTCGTCATCTTCAAAAACTTCTCTCATTTTTGAATCTCCCTTTCCAATTTATGTAGATATTCCATGGATTCAGTGGGACCAATTAAAGCATCGGGTTTATATAGGTAAATTTCAAGAAACCTTGAGTCGTCATTCATTCTCTCCCTTATTGATTTAAGTTCAGCTAGATCGGGAAGATATCTCTTATTAAATCCCATATTAAAAAAGAGTGTTTATCATAAATAAATTAGGGCTTATCGGGTTGTAACCCATTACCTCTATAAATCTGTTAATCGGATCAAGGATAGTTTTAGTAAACTGCTCATCAAAATCTATAGGTGGAGCAAATTCATGTGGGAATGTACCCTGAGCATATGCAAAAACGTTATTTTCCATTACGTTCTTCCTCTTTACAAAATAAAATCTAACCTTTTCCCCGCCCCCGATCAAGGGATATTTATCCTTGAACTTCGTTGAATTCAGAAGGTAATTGTGATATGCTGATGCTCTAACATGTATAGGACAACCCTTGGCTACCTCCAGATTGGTTGTGTCGTTTAATACAAACTTCTCGTAGTTATTAACCATGATAGCAGCGGATATATTTTCGGGCTCTTGAGCCTTAAAGTCTCTCTTGATCTTCTTGAGCTCCTGAACAAATTCTCGGAGCTCGAATTTATTACCCTTGCTAAAAATAAATTTGGTTAAGTATATGAGCTTCTCCCTTACGAATGATGGGGTTCCGCCTTTCACCATCTCAACCCCAGTAGTTTTGATGGATGTTAAAGGCTCGGAATGTACACCTTCGGAATAAACGATATTGGTAACATATTTTTTCTTACCCAGGAATATCCCGTTGATGGAGAGAGTCTCCATCTCAAAATCCTGATAATTATCAGTTCCCCATTTTTCTGCGTAGATATCAAAGCACTTCTTGAGATATCCGACTAATCGATTCTCATTTATTGCTAATATCAAATCCTTTTCACTTCCTTCCCATCCTTCACAAGAGGCTACGACTTCCTGAAAGGTTACATAGTTGGAGTCAGTATCACCATAAACGACCATCGGCTTGTGTATCTTCTTAACCGATGTTAGTCCCAGCTTATCATGCAATTCCTTGTCCTTATGCCAAAACTCATGAAAATACTTATCGAGAATCTTCTCGGAGTGCTTAATCAAGCTTTGTCCTTGTAGGGTAACAGCTTCAGCTACTTCGGGATTAAAACAGGCAAACCAGCTATTCCCTATTGCACCATAAATGGAATTCATGGTAAGTTTTACAGCTTGCTCCTCGTTCTTAAGCTCATTCTTAAGAGCCGTAAGAACCTCAATTTTTTCCTTTAATTCTTCCCTCTCAGACATAGCTTATCTTACTTCTCTATAATACCCACAGCAGTTGATGTATCGGACTGCTCAGAAAAAAACACGATTCTGTTTTCGTGCAAATAACATCCACACGTTTCAGTATCAACATAGTTGAGATGTGATTTATAGATGGAGGATTCTGTGCTACCCTCAACGGAAATCTCATCCGGGCCTATGTTTAGCTTATAATTGAATGAATCCCCATTGATTTTCACATTCTCAGCGTCTACCTTGTAGACTAGAAGTTCCTCGGAATTACTTTCCAACCCACATAGGGCCATTACAGAGGAGAAATCCGAACTATAGATCTTAAACTTTGAGAGAGGATCCTCCTTTGAATGCACTATGGAAAGGATATTGTCCTCAACATATGATATCAGGGAAAGATCTGCACATCTAATTTTAATCTGGAGAGAATTTGATATAACATGTAGTTGTGTAGCTACGCAATCTCCATCAATCTCAGAAACCTCGAGATCAAGATGTATATCCTCCTCCGGCCTGAAGTGCTTGAAGCAATCCATGAGTCTAGTGACGTCGATTAAACCGATCTTTATTCTATCACAGGACCCATCTAATTCAGGCATTTCATCAAATACCTGATCAACATCCACCGAGGCATACTTCATAACAGATTTATCGGGGGTGTGGACCTTACAAAAGAGCTTCTCGCTATCTAATTCAAGAAGGACGCTCTTATCAACAACCTTCAGCTTCTTCAGGAAAGAAATAAGGTTGCTGGTGCTGGTTACTCTAATCTTCATAGTGTTAATATTTAGATCTTCTATGACGACACTGTAGATTGTTTTCGATTAAAACAAAAAATCCCAGCCTTTTTTGCTGGGATTTAAATCTCGTTAAGTTACATTATATCTTACCTCATGCCAGTAGATCTAATGGTATCTATTATAACTTGCTTAGTAGCTGGGTCTAAGGTCTTTGCCCATTTCTTTACTGAAGGGACATCAGTGGGGATAGTCGATTGACTGTCATTTTTTGATCCTCCGGTAGACTTAGATTTGGCCAGATCTGCACTAAAAGAGGAAAGCTGCTTCTCTAGCTCCGCAAGGGATTTCTTAGCTTCAGGAGACTTTATATCGGATTTCACATCCTCTACGTTGCCATCCTCTACCTCCGGTTTCTTTAATAGCTTGAAATCTATCTTTTTACTACCAAGTCTGGAATTAAGATCCGTAAATAAATCGGAAAGCATCTTGTTTGACATCTCAACTCTTCTTCCACCGAAAAGTCGAGAAAATGTGTTTCCCATCAATTCTATGAAAAGATTAGCCTGTTCTTCTACAATCATACTATAAGTAGGATTATACAGTGCATCAGCTAATCCGTCCATCACTTCATCGTACGTGGTCTCAGGGGATAGGACGGTATATTTCTTGAGAAGTTTTTTCTCGGGTTCACTGAATTCACTCCATACTTTAGGCCAAGCTTCCTTCCAAAATTGTTGTGGAGTTATGACTTTCTCTTTTATAACGTCCTTTCCCTCATATTTAATTCCCGGGATTATATAGGGGACCAAAGCAGGAAATATCTTTTTGGCCATCCTATTAAAAGCTACCAAGAAGATCGGCCTTGCAGCATTCACAACATTTTCTTTGGAAACTTCCCTAATGTTTTCCAAACAGGTATCAACAACATTCAGTGAGATCTCATATGGCTTTACGGACTGGTTGTTTATTTTAATCTCACTGTCTATAGGGAGTCCTGACTTCTCCCAGTCAACTTGAAGTCCCTCATCGATTGCGGTTAGGAAGTAGTGGTCTACATAGTCATTAATCATGGATAACCTGTATAATTTATCCTATATATCCTCCTCGTCATCTGTTAATTCAAAAATCTCCACCTCGGGATCTATCTCCTGGGGAGTTCTAACGTTGGATTTAGGAAGTAGAGAAGCAGCCTTGGTTTTTCTAAGAGAAGCTGTTACTTTTTTAACCACCGATTCCTGCTTCTTAATTAGGGCCTGAGTTTTTCTAATCTCACTTTTAACTCTTTTTATTTCATCCTCGGTCTCCTTGATGTGATCAGAAGAGAGCTTTATAATTTGGATAGATGATAGCTTCTGTGATATCCACTTTTTGAATCCAGATAAGAAAGATATAATTTCACTATTCTTCCTCTTCTTCTCGCTCATGTAGAGCAGGAACTTTAACTTGGCCTCCAAGAATTCGAGATCAAGGTTAAGATTCACCTCGTCTCTAATTAGTCTCTTCAAGCGGACATTCTCTAAGTGAACCCTGAACGCATCCAGATACTCTTTTACGGAGTCAAATTGAGCAACAAGCCCGTCTTTGATTAAGACGACATCCTCTTTCACCACTATCTTCGTTTGTTTCTTAATAAGCTCAACAGCAGAATCAAATTCCTTAGTTGGCACCTTATTTAGATACACCGTAACATCGCAGGTACTCTGAGAATTATTGTTGACCCTAAATTCCCAATCTGAAAAATCCAGCTTGGATAGGAGCTTTTTCATGAATGAGTCATACCTCATAACGGGAGGAAGATCAAAAATTCTAACTGTCTTCCTAGTTTTATTGACCTCAAATCCGCTCTCCAGAATCCAGATATTATCCTCTGGACCAACCTTATAAATTTTCCCTCTGAAGTCTTTGAAATATGGTTTCAATAACTTATTCTTCCCCTCCAAATACTCCACTATATCCTCCATCTTACGGGGAAGTATATTACTCCGGTACCCAACCGCAATACCGACCACATGGGTAAGAAGACCCACAGGAACTTCCAGATGTATCCAATCATGACCACCCTCCTCATTCTTCTCATTGAGATCCTCATGTCTCTTGACTATATCCTTTATATCCCGGTTTATTCTTACCGAGGTATATCTGGGAGCGGAAGGGTTAGGGTTAACAGGAGATCCAAAAAACCCATCCCCCTCGAGTATAGGATAGGCACAGCCAAAAGGTCGAGCCAATTTTGATATAGCGCCAGCCAGTGAAGAATCGCCATGATGATATAGGCCAGTTCTTATCACCTCTCCCACGAGGCCAACGGTCTTATTGAAAGAATTTGGCGAATTTTCTATTATTATTCTCTGTACCGGGGTCAAGGAATCATAGAAATTAGGTATTCCTCTAGCCTGCAAGACATATAAGGCATATTCCCTATATTTCTGGTTTATCTGATCCGTAATGGTTAAAGTAGAGCTCAAATCCGAGTTATTTTGTGTCTTTTCTATAAGGACATCGTGATTTTGTTTCTATATTGGTAAAGCAAAAAAATAAGACAAATGCCCAAATCAAAAATCCACAGAAAAAAGAAGCAGGGATCAACAATCATCATTGTACATCCCAAGGGTGAGATTCCAGATATGGTAATGGACAGAAAGGAGAGAAGAAAAATTATGAGAAAGGAGAGAGGATCTACTAGCTAAGAGATGAAATAACGCTCTCTATTTCCTTACGTGCACTCGAATCTAATTTATCCAACTCTAACAAATACACATCTACTTTACTTTGCTTGTTCTTCTCAAGAGCGTAAAGAGTGTTGGAGAGTCCACTCGAATCCTCGAAAACAAAACATCCAGCTGAATAACTATTTATTTTTTCAGTAGATCCTGAGCGATCAGCTCTGTGGATGTTTATTCCAAACTTACCGGATTCAGAGTTACCAGGAGAATAAGTGGTATATTTGGCATCGCCTGGAGATGCAACAGGAACGTATCGATGCACCTTTACGCTTCCGTCCTGTACCAATGCCTGGTAGCCTCTATGGCTTCCGATCTTATATGAATATTTACCAGGTTGTACGATAGCTAAACCCTTTGGATTAATCGAGGAATCCGGGTTAGCAGCAACATACCAGTTTCTGAAAGGAACCGCCAAATACAAAGGACCAGGAGTAGTCGTTGCTTCAAACATCCGAATAATCTTATCCTTTTTTGGGTTCATCACAATAATCCAATCTGTGAAGTGGTTTTGATGTCCAATCTTCTCGGAGAGGTTATTTCTTATCGCAATAAGGTTAACTTCTTTGGTGTTAACCTTATATCCCTCATCCGTAAGTGCTTTCTTGACCGCATCCCACCTTTCATCATCGGTATCAGTGTGGGATCTTTTCTTGGACCAAGAACCGTAATTATATGGGGAGCTGGGAGGCAATAGACTAGACGATGGTTCCATCACCGCGTTTTCATCCTCTGCTGCGGCTTTTATAGATTCCACATTGTTATCAAATTGGTCCTTGTCCGCTCTAGATTTATTGAGCCTATCCAAAACCGAACCAACAGTCATAGGGGAATCAGATACCGATTGAGTTGGTACACCCTCTTGAGCAATATAATCCGGATTATTAGCCAAAATCTTAGCTAGGCCCGCTCCGGCAGGAGTTGCTAATAGTAGGTCTATTGCCTTTATGCTTCCAATGTCACCCACCTTAGGTTGGTCGACTTGTTGCTGGTTGGGACCTGATGATAAGGCTATATTAGTCCTAGCTTGGTTTATTCGATCGCTGTTTTTCTGTATTTGATCCGCTAAGGCGTGAAGTTGAGCTTTAGCAGGATCTAATGTCCCGCTAGAGTTTTCATTTAATATCTCTTCCCTGAAATCACTGAAGTTAAGTATCCTGCTATCCATGCAAACCCAATGTGTTTGTTCTATTTATCTGTTTCCAAATAACTTTCTATTCCTTTATGAGATAAACTATCAGGGAATCCAGAATCACACTAACCCCACTATTCAAAAAACCATAGGAAATACAAGTTAGAAAGACCTCGGATAGCCAGTGAGAGGAAAGTACCCAGGAATCCACGGGATTAGTAACAACACCAGTAAATGAAAGAATTCCTAGAAAAACCCCTACCCAAAATCCACTACATTGTATACACGTAAGCAGTTTGGAAAGTGAGGGAGCTTTGACTTGAAGATATACGCGGAGTCCGTCGAATATTGTTCCGTTAACTAGAATACTGGTAATAGACCAGCCGATAATGAGTGTAATTAAAAATTCCATATCAAAATATTTTCTTGTATTCTTCTAAAAATTCCCTCTGCTCCTGGGATAGAACAGGAGGGACCGAGACATCTATTCTCACTAGGATATCACCTCTAAAATTATTTCCAAATTCAGGCACCCCCTTCCCAGCTAATCTAAATATCTTACCTGGGCTGGTTCCAGGAGGGATAGTTATCTTATATTCCCCACCTGTTGAGATATTCGGAATTTTAATCTCACTGCCAAGACAAACTTCAGGGAATGTAAGGGTTTCAGAACATATGAGGTTTAGTCCATCCCTTTTATAAAATGGATGCGGCATGTCAAAAACGGTAATAATCAGATCCCCGGGATCGGAAGGAGATTTAGCCATATCACCTTTTCCGCTTAAGGTAAAACTAATACCTGATACAGATCCCTTAGGTATATTGATATCTACCTTATCCTGTCTTCTCTCCGTTCCTTGGCCTCCGCAGGAAGGGCAAATGGTTTTCGGAGTTTTTCCAGTACCAGAGCAAGAGTAACAGGTTTCGTCCATAGCTATCTGCCCGAAATTGCTATTTACTATTTTCCTCTTTACCCCAATCCCGCTGCAGACCTGACATGTATCCATCTGTCCATCCTTAGCACCGGTACCCATACAAGGGCTACATTGCATCCTTCTAAAGATATTAGCGGATTTTTTGGTTCCGTTAATAACCTCCTCGAGGTTTATCTCAACCCTGGCATTGATGTTCTTTCCCCTTTTGATTATCTCCTGCTCGGAAAAACCACCGAATGGGTTAAAACCACCGGGGAATGGGTTACCTGAAGAAAATGTGCTATGAGAAGAAAATGGGTTGGGGTTATCGTAATCTCTCCTTTTTTGAGGATTACCTAGGATTTCATAGGCCTCAGCTATTTCCTTAAACTTATTCTCGGAATCCTTATCGTTACCAGTTTTATCCGGGTGATACTTCTGAACGAGCTTACGATAAGATTTCTTTATCTCGTCCTGAGTAGCAGTTCGTTGAACTTCTAATATCCTGTAGTAATCCTTTGTCATCAATAATTAGAAAGATGACTTAAGCCACTCCCTAATTACCATCTCTTTTCCTCTATCGGAATCAGGTACCATTTTCCACTTAGATAGAAGCTCATTCTCCAGTGATAGAATTTCCCCGCAAATTTCATAGCTCTCTTCATTTTCCCAGTATTTGCACATTTTTTTGCAGAAATCTGAGATCTGCTCCTTACTGGCAAATATGTAGATGAACTCCTGGCTTTGGCCTCGTAGGGCTTCCAAAAAAAGATCCTGGACTGCTCTCTCGACGTGACACTTTAAAACTGAAAGCTGAGGATGATCTTCAAAGGAAGATCTCCAATCTGGAAAATGTTGATTGTCGAAAGATAGATTCATGCCGGTTTTATTTAATGGTATCTAGAAATTTATATATCTCCACATAAATTTCATGTTCGCTCAAATCTAAATAATTTAGGTTTAATTTTTTCAATGCCCAATCAGTTTTTTTTGAACCAAATTTTTCAAACAGCACTTCACGCTTGATTTGAGCTTCCATTTCAGTGTCCCTGCTATAAGAAACACCAGAGTCTTTTAGAGAAATAATCTTCTCCTCGAACTCTCTCAACCTTTCATAGTCTTCTTTCTTTAATTCGTGGTTTCCTGACATATAATTTCCTCGATATTAGAGTGGTAATGAAGAAGTGCTTTGTCCTTCATTTTAACCTCCAATTCTATATCGAAGTTATGTCCATAAGTTTCGATCTTTTCGTGGATCCAATCAGAGTGAGCTAAATCTTTTGCTGAGTTGTCTTCAAATAAAGCACGGGATTCCGAAAAATGAGTTAAAGGGGTTACGTCATTAGGCCAGGTTGATAGACACACTAATAGTGATTCCTCCTCAGAAAGACCCTCCGGAGGATTACACCGATTATGCAAGTAATCAAATGTAACCGGAATTCCTATCGAGTCATGTATCATTTCTTTGAGATCCAAAGAGGTATACTGAGATCCCTTATCATCAATTTCCACGACCAACCTTTTCTTTACCGAATCGGGGAGTAGCATAAAGTTCTTACAGAATCTAGATGCAGCTTCCTCTTTAGTTGGCTTGGTAGTATTGACGTGTATATTTATGGGATAGTGGAGATTTTGATCCAGACCCATTAAATCCATAATTTCTCCATGCTGCCTTAATTCCTTCAAAGCATTATGGACAACATCTTCCCGGAGAGAAGCAAGAACACCGTAGGGAGATGGATGGAATGTTATTCTCTGATCTCCGCTAATTGCTAGACCCCCAGCACGTTTAAGATGGGTCTTTATCTCCTCGAAGTCAGGTAGATCGGATAGCTCATATTCAGAACACCAAGGAAAAATATCGGAGCTCATCCGGTACATCTTTATTCCCATCTGATTGTTCCACTCAATTATGGTGCAGAGATCTTTCACATTGAGCAGAGATAACTCAGAGACATACTCAATACCCCTTTCAAGAAATGTTTTCTTGGTCATAGATCTGTTAGTAGTCACTCGATCTTTCTTTTTTCTGCCCTCAGAAATACTCAGGTTAATGCAGCAATATCCATATCTTCTATCCATAAACCAAAATTACAATTACCAGCCGTTCTAAAAAAATATTAACCCATGGAAGATAACCAGGCTTTTCTAGCCTCCGAAGATTTACCGAAAGCCATATCAAGCATTGCTGATGATTTTTTATCCTTTACGATATTTGTCATCTTTTTATTCCTCATCACGTAATCCCAATCATCCAGAGATAGGGATCCAAGGCCTTTTAAATATCGGACTCCAGAGAGTCTGGAGTTTTTAGATTCTTTTTTGAAATCATCGAGAGAATAAAAATATTTTTTATTTCTCTCCCCTATAGATACAAGAGGAGTTTCCAGGAAATATAGCATTCTTTTCTCAACAATCCAAGGGAACCATCGGAAAAATAGGCTTATCAAAAGGGATGTGATGTGTGCACCGTCAGGATCCTGGTCCGTCGCTATTACGATGTTCTGATAAGGACATCGCAAATTTGAGTTTTCCGGATCCAAATTGAGTATCTGCATAAGCTCCAATATTTCTCTATTCTCCGCAAGGTCCGAAAGGCTTCGTGCATTTTTAATCTTGCCCTTTAAAGCATATACCCCATCCCTAGAAGGATTCCTCTTCTGCAAGATCGATCCCATAGCACTAAGACCTTCAACTATAAACAAATTCTGAGCGGACCTTGAGGTAGGAGGAAAATATTTATGCGAGTATTTTACGTTCACACTCTTCTTTTCCCTCCTAATTTTTTTCAGATTAGATTCCTTCTTTCTCCGCTCAACCTTGTCCTTTACTTTTTTATATAAGGGGGTGGAGAAGAATTTTTTTAGGGAACCACTAAAGGAATTCAATATTATTCCCTCTACCTCTTCCCTCCTTGTGACAAATTTGGTCTTATTCTGATCCCCAAATTTTACCTTACCTGGGGGTAAGTTCAATATTAAACAGAAGTCGTAGAAGTGATGAGCCAGAGAATCGTCCAGGGTTCCATTGATCTGATCCATGATTATCTTTTGGTGTATGCCTGTGCAAGTAGCGGAATTAACAAATGATACAGAACCAGAATCATCAATCTTCTCCCATATCAATATTTCTCCGATCCTAGTCTTATATGAGAGCTGCTGGAAAACCTTGGTGTCTATAGGTATAACGACCTCATCCCAGATGAAATTAATCTTTATACTTTTAGTATTATCCTCCGTCTCCAAAACTCTTTTTTTCAGCAGCAACAGGGATCTTAGAACTTCTTTATTCCACCTGCAGTTATCGAATATCTCAGCTAATGGAGAGAAGCTAACAGAGGTTCCCAGTTTTTTTCTACCTCGCTTGAGGACCTTAGGTTTCCCTGGTTTAAAGTTATTCCACTCCTGAAAGTAATACTCATTGGGACTAACAGTCTCTATGGAAAAATAACTGGACATGGCATTAACAAGGCTAACCCCCATCCCGTTGGTACCTATCAGGGTTTCAGCTATATCGTCATTATTAAAATTGGACCCTGCTCTTAACATCGAGACCGCAGTAGCAACATTGGACATTCCACTCTTCTTATTGATAGACGAGCCGTTAATAAATCCTTCGCCAGAGTCTGTTACCCTAATGGTATTGGTTTTTGAATCAACCTCGATTGTGATTGAGTCCATGGACTTCTTCATCCTTTTAGCCTCATCAACAGAATTAGAAAAGACCTCATCGAATAACTTATACATACCTATAGATATGTTATAAGGAACCAGTCTTATCTTATCTTTCTCCACTATCGGGATCTGCTCCTCCGTTACTTTTACGGATCCAACATAAATAGTTGGTCTTTTGAGTATATGTTCAAAATCCGAAAGTACCTGTATGCTCTTATTAGCTGATTTCATATTTAAATCCTATTGATCTAGGTTTATATGTCCAATCGATGTGATTATTTCACAAAAAAAAGGTCTGGAGTTAACCAAACCTTTTTAAATCGAAGATTATAGGAGGGTTTAGGCCTCCTCAGGAGCTTTGTTTTTGTCCAATACAGACCAAATACCACCTATTAAGGTCATAGTGGCACCAAATAGTTCTGTGAACATAGCATCATCAATAAGACCTTGCGTTATTAACACACCTCCCAAGAAGGTTAAAGCGTGTCTAATGATTCCTAGTGTTTTTTCTTTCATTTTTTTATTAATTTGATTTTGGGGTTTTATTCCTCTCCGGCTGGGGTAAAATATATTTCATCGACCTTCATAGGGGAGATCTTAGCTTCATATCCTTTATCCGGCAAAGAAGCTGGAATTCCTATTATCATATCATTACCACCTACATTTTCAATGCGATCTACGATAAATTCAGAATCGAAGAATATTGTTCTCTGGTCACCGAACCTGTTAACATCAAAGTCAAATTCTTCCGCCTCTACGTCGCTCCCTATTTTTTTACCTATGGTCGATTTATATTGTCTGGCTAGTCGTTCTCTTTCTTGAGCTATAATATCTTTTATATAATCAGGAGCACCCTTTCCCTGGGTTGGGACTTCAGCAATAACATTGATGTTCTCAACCGATCCCATTTCTTTCTGTGCTAGAAGATCCCTCAATCTAGGTATGATTTCGGAGTATTTCAATTCCTCGACAGGAGCTGCATTTATATTCTTCTTAAAGTCCAGCTCGTTATAAAGAGGAGTAGATCCTTCGTTTACCTTATTTGAATAGTCTTCGAATAAACTTATGTGCTTCATCTACTTAAAAATTAGATTTATCTATATATCTCATTCAGGGAAATATTTTGTAACAATCACCTCAAGCTTAGAATTTCCCTTTATAAGCCGATGCCAGACCCCCGCTTTTATTTTTATCTTACCTTTACATTCAACCGGGAGTTGGTTATCGATCTGAAATAGCCAGTCATTCGGGGTTAAAAATTCCAAAGTTCGATCCTCCTCATCCCAATGCCACTTTAGAGAATTCTCGTCAGAATTTTCACTGAACACTCTCCGGTAGGTGCTGCCAGATTCGTGTATTTCTATATAAGGATGATCTACCAAGGATTACTTGATTTAAGTCCTAGTAGTTTATGATACCTGTGAACATTACATGACCACCATCTTGGTTTCCATCTTGGCCCGGGATCATTACATCTGTGTCTAGCTCTAAAAGACTTTGATGCCTCTTTGTCGGAATTCTTTATTCTCATTCCAGGCTGACCAAACCTAACCAGTATGACTTTCCCATCTCCGTTCTTAGTGTAAACCCCGAACTTTCTGGGAGCTTTAGGTGTTCTGAAAGGCTTATTCAATTCCACGTCTCTTCCTTTATATTCAGCCTCGTTAATCTCAAAGGGGACATCCAATAAGACTTCTTCGCCAAGATAAGTGGATTTAGATCCAGCGTCAGTACTTATAAGGAAAACATCATCGAATGATAGATCCAATCTATCATTAAGCCACATATCCCTGGATTCATTAATTAGATCTAACCAGGACTCAGACTCTATCCTATACACGCTTTCCATTAGAGAGACCTCATTTTTCAAATGGTAGTCCATCCCTTCGCTTAATCTATCAAAATCTGAGAATCCCTTTATTCGCATATGCTATATATCGATTCGGAATTTCCCATTCATCAGGTATCCTGTTTACTGAGCTTCTTTTTCTCCTCGATAGCTTTGGCTTTTTTCAAAGCTGCTTCCCTAAAATATTCATGGTTTTTCCTTATCCTAGATTTTTCATTTTCGCTCATTGTAACAAAGAAAGGCATCCTCATGATGGCTTCCATCTTCTCAGCGGAGATTTCAGGATTTCCTGTGTGATATGCAGCTAATGCAAATTCATCAAGAAGACGCCATTGCCAAATTTCAGGTTCTACAAATAATATATCCGATGTTCCTGGATTCTTTACTGCCATATTTCCGTAAGTAAAGGAAAGAACCCATCTTTCCTGCTCCCTTAGTTTTCTCATAGCATGGAATATAGCTTCGAGCCTTTCCGGTCTGTATTCCCAGGCTTTGGAATAGGCAGTAATGACTTCATCGGGGTGCCTCCCGAGCTGCTCTTTTAATCTACCTATCATGTAAAGGGAATAGTAAACCTCCTCATCCCATCCGCCAGCATCTGCCCTTTTTTGATAAGCGTCTATGGCTTTTACCTTCTGTTGGGAATCTCTATAACTTTGAGCCAAATAGAACATATATCGGGTATTTTCTGGATCCTTATCTAATGCTTCCTCCAATATTTCAGCATCCTTTGCGTATTTTTCTTCCAAGGAGCTAGCCCTTTTCAGAGGACTTATATCGGCATCTACCCTACATCTGTCACCTGGAATTTGGTATTGTATTACCGGCTCTTTTCCAGGTAGATCCAAATACTCATGCAAAACCCCTTTGTATACCCAATCTTGATCGGATCTAACTATCTGAGCTCGATGATACTGTAGGTTATTTAATCTGTACATTATCTGGAAGCAATCAACATCAGAGGGTAAATCCGAGAATGGATTAATGTTGGGATTTAAAACTTCGAAGGTATCATCAGCATCTATTATCCATGAGTAATCACATTTACCTCTGGCTAATTCCAGACTTTCCGTGCGATTAACTTCAAAGTTAACCCAGGGTCTCTCGTAGATTTCGCCTTCTATACCAAGCTCATCCATAGTTGATTTTATCTCATCTATTGTATTATCGCTTGATCCAGTGTCACATATTACATAATATGAGATATATGGTGCACATCTGGTTAAACATTTTCGGATCGTGTCCTCCTCATCTTTCACGATCATAACAAGACAGAGACTAATCGATTGGGACTTATCTACTTTTTCCGTAGATGCATCCTCCGTAGCGATTTCTTTTTTACTTTCTTTGTTAATTGCAGGTCTGGATTTGCTCCTTGATTTTTTGGATGCCATCTTTTATATGAGTATATTTTCCATTTATATGGGGAATACACTAAAAAATTTCACCCTTATCCCTGATCTAACGAGGTTATTCTCTCAAGAATGAGTCCATCATTGAGTGTCATAGTAAATTCACCCTTAGCTACGACATTTCTTTTGCTTGTAGATATGAGATCCACATTAAGAAATCCCGTTTCCTCGCATATGTCGATATCCTCCGTCGGGTTAACCCTGGGAAGAAAGGTAGATCTACTCATACCCCTACCGTTCCAATAAACCAGGGTGAGATTATCTATTTTACCATCCAATATCTTTACAACCTGATTTTCTCTTAGGCATTCTATCTTTATCGAGGGTCCTCTAGACTTGAAACCTGAAGAAAATGAGGTCAAAAAATATCCTCTACCCTCGAGAAGCCCGGGGACGGTATCATTTTTGCAGGAAAACATTCCTAAAGAACCCGAGAATCTATGGTGCTTAAATCTTACACCTAGCTCCATGAAGGATTTTCTTAGGGCCTCCATTATCTCCTCCACATCCTCAGATTTATAGAAATCCATTAGGTAATGGGGATTAGCTCCCTTTATAATCTTGGAAGACCTGATGCGAAGGTTGGAATAATACCTTATATAATTTTCGAAGACAATACCTATGGAAGCAACTTGTTCCTCCTCAGATTTAGTCATCTTCTTCCTCATATTCATCTCATGTTCGAATCTTTCTACAAACTCTGAGAGGATGTTATTATCGTTCATATTCAATTTAGATTCTTTTCCAGGAGTAATCCGTGTCAAGCTTGAATCTCCCTAAACACTCAAACTTATTACCCCATTCTTCGGGTGAAATTATGCTAGCAAATGTCTTTTCTTTATTACCAACATATAGATATATCTCTATTCCTATATAGGGTTCAAAAGAAATTTTAGAAGACCATATCATCTGGTTATCCGAATATTCACTATACAGATCCCTAATCTGCTCTTTTATTTCCTCAGCCCTCTTGTTAAATTTTTTAGCAGCTTTGGATACAGCACCTCCTTTAAACTTGTCGATGTCATCTATCTGGAAACTAGGGGAACTTAAAGAAGTTGGATATGGCTTTAGAAAAGCATCAAAAACCCCGGTCTCCTGATTAAACACTACGGAATCCGGTAATTTACGATTTTTCTTTTTCAAGTGAGGTTGGCTTTATTCCTATCTTATCTATCACTTGTTTATAGACTTCTTCGGATCCGGGGGAGGCATTAATCTTAACCAGCTTTCTACTTTTCCTATACTTATCCAATAGAGGTTTGGTTTTATTCTCATATTCGTCGAACCTCTTATTAATTACATCTGGATTTTTATCATCTTCCCTTCCTTCCTTCTCGGCTCTATTGAGGATTCTTTCCCTCGATTTTTTTCTGCTCAGGTCCAGGTAGATGCAATGGTTTAATCCAACACCCAATTTACCCAGGATGGAGTCAAGCATCTTAGTTTGCTTAATAGTTCTTGGAAATCCGTCTATTACTACACCACTTTCAAGATCCGCTTTACCAAGCTCTCTTCTTAACATTCTAGCCATTATTCTATCCGGAATATAATCTCCTTTGGCTATGATCTTTTTTAGATCTTCATCCTTGGAATTCCTGATTAGTTCTCCCGTAGAAATATGGGTAAATCCGTTCTTGGAGGCAAGTTTTTTAGAAACCGTTCCCTTTCCGGAACCGGGAGGACCCATTATGATTATGATTTCTCCTTGCTTATCTGGGATTTCCCTCTCGTTGATAAAATATTCGTAGCTTTTAACCTTATCCATCTCAATTTAGCTTATTTTTTCTCGAAATACCAAGTACCGAACCACTCATCGGTTACAGATAGCTGATACCCCATTCTCTCACAGAACTCATCTACTGCAGGATTCACACCAAATACACCACAATACCATTTATGGATATTATCATAAATGTGCTTATCCTTGCCGTTTGGTAAAAAAGGCCCCTCCTTCCAATTAAGGTCTATATAATCGTGGCCCATTAATATGCCCCCGCTTTTAACTTTGGGATACCAAAGACCAATATCCTCACAAACTGACTTGTAGGTATGGTTAGCATCTATAAAAACAAAATCCAGGCTCTCGTCAGGAAATAGCTTATAGGTCTTATTAGAAAAGTTCCTTATCATAGTCGATCTCTCACCAAACTGTTCCATCCTTTCCGCACATTCAGTCATGATTGCGTAGGGTTCAAAAGACCCATGGTTGGATCCATCTGGGTAATCCTCGAAATCCAATTCTCTCCAAACATCGATCATGTAGAGATCTCCGTCCCACGTTTTCAATATTTCCTCAGCAAATTCTCCCTTAAAGGAACCAATCTCAGCTCCTACTTTAAAGCCCCTTTTAACAAAGATCTCTTTTATTAAATCTTCCCTCTTCATCAGCTATTTTTAAATGTGTTACGATCCACAGGATATACAGTCATCCGGATTATCTAGACTACATGATATATCAGACATTGCCTGATTTGCTAGCTCCTTTAACTCCTCACTAGCAGATTCAGAGTGATTAGAATTCTTTTCATCATTGGGAACATTGACAGTTTCCTCAACCTTAACTACACTGGGAGACTTGGTTTTATACTTACTTGAATCTATACCGAGACCGGATAAGGCATCCACTGCTGCCTTAGTTCTCAAATAGTACATACCAGTTTTAAGACCCATCTTCCAGGAATGGAAATGAGCTGCAGTTAACTTGGCTGCATTCACGCCCTCTATGAAAAGATTAAGGGACTGAGACTGGCATATAAATTTACCTCTCTCAGCAGACATTTCAATAAGATCCTTCTGCTTTATCTCCCAGACAGTTTTATAGATCTCCTTAATATCGTCGGGTATATTGGGTATATTCTGAATTGACCCCTTATGGATGATAATCATATTCTTCATATCATCATCCCATAGATTGAGTGAAATTAGATCATTCACGAGATGCTTATTAATCACAATAAATTCCCCACTCAAAGTTCTTCGAGTATAAATGTTTGAAGTGAAAGGCTCGAAAGCTTCATTATTCCCCATAATCTGAGCGGTAGAAGCAGTTGGCATTGGGGCTAAAAGCAATGAATTTCTTGCCCCATGCTTCATAACTTCCTTCCTAAGCTTTTTCCAGTCCCACCTACCAGATAATTCCTCGTCGGTGAAATTCCATAGATTGAATTGGAATTTGCCCTGGCTCAGAGGAGATCCATCAAAGGTCTCATATGCTCCAAGTTTTTTGGCTAAAGAAACTGAGGCGGACATAGAAGCAAAATATATCGTTTCAAATATATCTGAGTTTATTTTCCTAGCCTCATCCGATGAGAATGGTATTCCCATAATAGCATAAAGATCAGCCAGACCCTGTATTCCTATCCCTATGGGTCTATGCCTCATGTTGGATTTTCTAGTTTCTGGAGTAGGATAAAAATTAACATCTATAACCTTATTAAGATTAATAGCGGTTTGATAGGCCACCTCATACAGAAGATCGTGATCGACTTCACACTTTCCTCTCAGTATTTTGGAGGTTCTAGCATCAGTAGATTTCAAGAAGTTATTTACCGCTATCGAAGCAAGATTACAAACTGCTTGTTCATCTTTATCAGTATACTCGATTATCTCGGTACACAGATTAGAAGATTTTATAGTACCGAGGTTTTGCTGATTTGATTTCCTATTTGCAGCATCTTTATATAGGATATATGGTGTACCAGTCTCTATCTGGGATTCTATTATTTTTCCCCATAGTTCGCGAGCTCTAACTTTTTTCCTGACTTTCCCTTCTCTCTCAGCAGCTATGTATTTCTTATTGAATTCTTCTCCATAAACCTCGTGTAAACCAGGAACTTCAGAAGGAGATATTAATGACCAGTCCTCATCCTTTTCTACTCTCTCCATAAACAGGTCCGGAACCCAGAGAGCCAAAAATAAATCTCTTGCTCTCCTCTCCTCCTTACCCGTATTTTTTCTTAGCTCTAGAAAATCCTCCACATCTGCGTGCCATGGTTCAAGGTAAATGGCGAAAGATCCCTTTCTCTTTCCACCACCCTGATCAACATATCTGGCGGTCTCGTTATAGACCTTCAACATCGGAACAATCCCATTCGACTTACCATTTGTTCCTCGTATATAGGAACCAGTAGATCTCACATTATGTATGGCTAGTCCAATACCTCCCGCATTTTGAGAGATCAAAGCAACATCGGATAGGGTCTTATAGATACCCGGAATTGAATCATCACTCATCGTGAGAAGAAAGCAGGACGATAATTGGGGTTTTCTAGTACCCGCATTAAATAGGGTAGGAGTAGCGTGAGTCATCATATGAGTTGACAAAAGCTCATACGTCTTAATGGCATTCTTTATGTCGCTTCCCCATATTCCTACCGCAACCCTCATGTACATGTGCTGAGGGGTTTCTGAAGGATTCCCATGCATTTTTAGAAGATAACTCTTCTCCAATGTTTTGAAACCAAAATACTCAAAATTGAAATCACGATCATGTATAATCGAGGAATCCAACTTGTTCTTATTTTTTCTAACAACCTCGTACGTCTCATCACTGATAAGACCTGCAGGCTTGTCCGTTTCCGGATCGATATAGGAATATAGGTCCTCTATGGTATCCGAGAATTTCTTCTTAGTTGTTTTATGTAACCTCGAGACCGCTATTCTTGAAGCCAGAATTGAGTGGTCCGGGTGAATGGGTATAAGTGAAGCAGCGGTTTCGGCTGCTAAATTGTCAAGTTCACCTGTGGTGATACCGTCATAAATTCCGGCGATCACCTTTTGTGATATACCCATTGAATCCACAAAATCTGTGTTCAATCCATAAGTCATTTTCCTCACGCGGTTAGATATTTTATCAAATCTTACCGCTTCGCTAGATCCGTCTCTCTTAGTTACGTACATTGTTCTTTTTTGGTTATTTTTAAAAATCCACGTCCATATCGAACGTGTTCTCTGAGGAGTTCATAACTCCCGCTTTCTGATATTCCCCAACTCTTTTTTCGAAGAAGTTGGTTTTTCCCTGAAGTGATATATTGGTCATAAAATCAAACGGATTCTCCACATTGAAAACTTTAGAGCATTCAAGATCAACCAAAAGTCTATCAGCAACAAACTCCAAATATTGCTTCATCAGATCTGAATTCATACCAATCAATTTAACTGGAAGGGACTCGGTGATGAATTCTTTCTCTATCTCAAGAGCACTTAATATGATCTCCCTTATTCTTTCTTCAGATACCTTATTATTTACAAATCTATTGTGGAGCATAACAGCAAAATCGCAATGCATCCCTTCGTCTCTGGAGATAAGCTCGTTAGAAAAACTAAGACCCGGCATTAGACCCCTTTTCTTAAGCCAAAAAATGGAACAAAAAGATCCGGAAAAGAATATGCCCTCCACCGCGGCAAAAGCAATAAGTCTTTCCTGGAAGTGATCTGATTCCACCCATTTAAGAGCCCATTCAGCTTTCCTTTTAACAGCTGGGATAGTATCAATTGCATTAAAAAGATTGGACTTCTCCTCAGGGTCTGAGATATAAGTATCGATCAGGAGGGAGTAAGTCTCGGAATGTATATTCTCCATCATAATCTGGAATCCGTAGAAAAATTTAGCCTCCGTATATTGTACCTCACTAACAAAATTCTCAGCAAGATTCTCGTTAACTATACCATCAGAGGCAGCAAAAAAAGCTAAGACATGCTTAATAAAATGCCTTTCATTATCATTGAGCTTATTTCTCCAATCATCAATATCACTGGATAAATCAATTTCCTCAGCAGTCCAAATACATGCTTGCTGTTTTTTATACATCTCCCAGATCTCCTGGTGTTCTATTGGGAAAATCACAAAGCGATTTGGATTTTCATTTAATATCGGTTCAGGTAACGAATATCCTTCCATAGGTATTAATTTTTTGGTTAATTTTTAATCGATCTTTGTTCTTAATAGTTATTCTCCTGTCTCCTCCTATTCTCCTCATTCTTACTCATGTACATATTGTACATTTCCTGGGAAGTCATTCCTATGGAGGCAGCATAATTCATAAAAAAATGAAGCATGTCAACTATTTCGAACTTGCACTCAAGCTGGTCTGATTCAGATAAATCACTAAATCGGATCTCCGTGTAACTATTATACGCTTGCTTCCATCTTTTCCAGATTGCGTTTCCCCCGCCTTGCTTAATACCACCCAAGGCATCAGTAGCTTCGTGGATCTCGTCAATCATAGCATGGTTATTCATATGCCAGAAATCCATTAGATCCCTGAGAGTCATGTCCTGAAAATTGTAGCCGTAAACGTTCTTCTGAGTGTCTGCTTGAAGTTCAAGAATTTCACCTAGTGTATCGGAAGATTCAGAATACAGATCCTTAATTTCTAGTTCTGCACAAGTATTATCAGTGTTTGCCATATTTTTTTGTTTGATCTATTTTTAATCCTCTAGACACTAGGTTTTTTATATATCAAGTGGTCTATAGAGGTCGAGTATTTTTAGGATTTTCTACCCCATTTTTTTTAATTGTTTCTCCATCTGATCAATTTCAATCTGGAGTTTTAACATTCGATCTTTAGTTGCTTTACGCTTGGCATAAAGATCTTTAATTATTGTCTTAAGTATTGGATTTTCCGAGTCACCTCCAAAAACGGCCTTAGATGAAGTTCTCACCCATCCTTCCTTAACTTCGGATAAGTTTATTCCCTCCTTTCCTTTATAAACCTCAGGGGATATTCCCCATTGAACAATCGTATTAGGATACAGAGAGGCAAAGTCGTAACAAGCCACCCATTCATGTAGACCTTTGATGGGCTCTTTCACATATCCACCTATAAATTTAACGTGGCTTTCCTCTTTCCTCTCGTTAACAAAAACCTGTCCCCTCTCTAAGAATTTGCGGAGCATCAGCACTTCCGTTGACCAAACAGGAGAAAGAGCCCTACTTATCTCAACGCCATTTAAATTGGCAATTTTGAGATAAGTAAGCATTGTTTGAAGCTTTACGTCTATATAGTGAACAAGAGCGCAGTCAATAACATTATACAGTATAAATTTTGGAAAATCGGACTGATACAGGTCCCTTAGGGATCCATTATAGACTATCTTTTTAAGTCCCGTGGCCTTTTCCGCTACGTAATCAAGTCTATTACTTTCTTTAATTTTTATTACTCGGTCCCACTTCCGGTATATCTCCAGATAATCGACCATGAGCAAGTGCATGGGGAGGTTGTTCTTTCCAATGAGCCAATTGGAAGGAGATATTATCTTAGGATCTATGCCCAACCTCTTAGCTCTGTTAACCAAATACGGCCAGTCATATCCAAACCAGTTCCATCCAGTAATCAGGGACATTTTGGGTGCTAGGTTCTTGAAGAAAGTATAAAGCATATCATATTCACTCTCGAATTTATGATACTTAAAACTCCACTCATCGCCCATTGGAGACAGATACTCGTTAGTCCTTCTATGGATATCGGCTTGCTCTTCAGGGGTAAGTGGGTCTAGACCAAGCATAATCGCCTTACATCGGTCAGTGGCTATACCTATTGAAAGAACCTTATTCTTTGCCGATGCTGTATCGAGTGAATCCCTCATCTCGTCGGTCATCTCTACCTCTATATCGACAAAATATTTTTTGGGAGTCTGGAATTCAAAAAGGGGCTTAGTTAACTCCGGATCAGCCTCTTCCAAGATCTGTATCATCCGATACTTGTCATATTTCTGGGTTTTTGCTTTTCTAACTGGGAACCCGTCCCAGCTCTCCCATTCCTTCTCCCTTCTACTATCTGATGGTGAGCATTTTTCCCATATGAATCTCTCCTTATCAGGGACCGGAACATTAATAAATATTAAATCACCGTCCTCAGAAAAACTTGATACCTTCAAGTAGGTTCCTTTATTCTCAATATCAACTATCATCAAATATTTAGATTTATTATATCCTAACCAGATCAGGTTGGAGGATATATAGAAGTATATGAAAGCTAACATCAAAAGTTTCGAAGATTTCTTATTAGAATATTACGTTTCGGAAGCTCCAGGTAGCGTTGTAGTACCGGGTGAATGGTACAAGGACAGCGTTAATTCCAGGAACTACCGCCCAGCATATACTCAAATGCCCCAAGTAGTGGACTCAATGTTCCAAACAACCGACCTATACAACTATCTGGATACCCTTTCCGAGGAGGAAGAGTTTAATAGGATAGTCAAAGAGAATAACGGAGAACCGAAGAAAATAATTAAATATCTTAAGAGACGAATAAACGAGGAGCTTCTACCTCAGCAGAAGGGGGAAAAATAAGGAGCTGGTAAAGTGGAAATAATCAAACATCCCATCAATGAGGGATCTTATTATTCGGATCCCAACTTTAAAGATTCGATATTCATACATCACACAGGAGGACACCATAGACCAGACTGGACAATAGATAGCTGGGGCAGAGACCGAAAGGAATCAACAAATAAAATAAGATCCGGAGCTTCTTACGTAATAGGTGGTCCCGATCCAATTAACGCAAAGAATAAAAAACACGACGGTAAGATACTAGAGGCATTCAACTCAGAACATTGGTCACATCACCTCTTCATAAAAAACAAAAGCAATACCTTTCTCAACCAAAAAAGTATAGCTATCGAGATCTGTAATTACGGGGAGCTTACTAAGAGCACGGATGGAGAATTCTTTACCAAGGGCAATATAAAGATACCCAAAGGACAGGTGGAAATATTAAAGGATCCATTCAAAGGGGAAAGGTATTTCCATTCATATTCGGATCATCAAATAGAGTCACTCCGGTACCTAATATTGCTACTAGCGAAAAAACATGATATAGATCTAAAGAGGGGATTATTAAAGGAGATCGGGAGGAGCGAAATCCAAATGCCCGAGGGTTTATCAGTAAGGGATCAGAAGAAATGGATGAACAAGAACGGAATAACCGATAGCAAAGGGAAAAAGCTAATCGAAAATAGCGAAGAGGATACCAGATATTTGCAAGCAATCGATTATCTCAATAGTAATCCATTTGATCTCTCACCACAAGCTTTACAGGGATTTCAGGGACTGTGGTCACATTCCAACGTAAGGGCAGATATCAGAGACTGCTACCCTTCACAACAAATGATACAGATGTTAAGATCTCTCTAGTGGTTCATACTCTCCAGATATCCCCTTAGCTTCTTATCACTGGGTGATATTGAAAAATTTCCATTGACAAAGATCTCCCAGGATTCAATAGCATATTTACCAACGCCAGGCAAGTCTGAGGGGTCTTTAAAACCGGAAATCCACACACCTGACATATCAACTATCCTCCTTGCCTTAATGTTATAAAATCCGGTGGGCCTTATCACCTTTGCGATCAAGTCAGGATCCATCTTGGAACAGGTAACAGGATCCTTAATCAGATTAAATAACTCCGGCAGTATTCTCCGGACCTGCAAATTGGTCGTTTGATTAAGGAGTATGCAGATTACGACCATTTCCCATGGCTTATCTACATAATCCTCTTGAATTAACCTCTCCAACCTAGAAATTATTTCTCCTAAGAATATCCTGATATTTCTTTACCTCCTTATCAAAGAGTGCAGTGGTCTTCAGATAGTTGGTGCCCAGTATTATCGAAAGCTTCCTTATACAGGAATCCCGATCTATCATCATTTTATACTGAGGGTTCTTCATTTTTTCTTCTAGCTCCGAGGCATGTTCCTTGGCTATCCTTTGTAACATTTCAATTTCTCTTGACATCTAAAAATAATTCACATTTAACAAAAAAGCCCGCCTTCGGGCGAGCTTTTTATTAGTAGGTGGTTGAAAAATTTCGTCTTTATGAGATCTTAATTCTCCTAGGTAGCGATTCTTTTTTCTTATCCAAAGAAATCGTTAGTACTCCCTCCGTGATAACAGCCTTAATTTTATCAGAATTCACCTCATTGGGTATTCTAAACCTCTTGGTGAAATCTCCGGTCCAGTGGGAATCATTGCCTCTTCCCTCTATAACCAATGTGCTACCATCAAGCTCCACATCGATGTCATCGTTCTTGTATCCAGGAACTGGAATTTCTATAAGATATGATTTATCTTCCTCCCGAATGAAATATTCCTTGCTATTAACAAGTCCGTTTCGATTTTCTAGGATTCTCTCCATCATCTCTAAAGGTGAATAAATAGTTGTACTTATCATTTTTGTTTTTTATTCACTACTATTTCGAAAAATGTTCCAATGAATAAGAACACAAAAAAAGGTGACTTTGTGTCACCTTTTCTAATGTGAGTATGAAATTTTGTCTTTATTTCTTGAGCTGTAGCTTCTTCATGGCTTCCACAAAGGTTCCAAAGTCCTTCACTACACGATCTCTCTTCTTTTTCTTTAATCCCTTCCTTGCCGCAGGGGTGCCAACGGTTAAGGTATCGAATTTATCCCCCGATCCAACTGGTCCGTTGTAGAAATCAGCGTTAGTCCCTCCAGCTCCTGGTGCTTCCACCGGGCCCATACCGGAGACAGTATTAAGCGTAGCAAAGGATCCGCCACCCATATCTCCCGCAGGAGCTCCACCGTCCATTTCCTTGAGAGAATAGGAATCGCAGTCACATTTTTCCAGAATCTCTTCCTCAATCTGCCATTTTTCTACACAATAGTCATTTTCATCTAGCCATGATTTATATGCGGATTCTACCATCTCGGGTGAACATCCAGACTCCATAACAGGGGTATCATCTTCACAACAGAGACAAACTAATGTTCTACCTGCTGGGGATTGTCCTGTGGGATAATATAGATTTTCCATATCGATTATAATGTTGTTTTTATGTTTTTAGAAAATATTCTAACAGTGTTCTGGGATTCGTCTTTGGTGATATACCCTATTATATCATTATAAGAGTCGTATATCGGAGAGATCACCAAAAGCTTCCTATCCTTATTATCAATCACCCAGCTCCCGGTTAGATCGCTACCGCTTTTTTCCGCAGACAAGCTAGGTTTAGCAGAAGATAGATTTCTTTTTTTATTACAACCACATCCCATGTTTTAAATATTTCTAGTTACTTTCTATTTATCTGTAATTTCCCCTTAATTCTTTCCTTCTTAAATAATTGAAGAGATATCTAAGTCCCTTCTTATATTCGGTTGAATTCCTAAATGGACCGGGATATGTACGGATAGGATTACCTTGACCCTCGGGGGTTTCTTCGTTACCTCTAACTTCAACCGGGTTATACCTTCTAACCACACCAGTAGGGTGTATTGTATAAAAGACGTCCCCGTATCCATCTACGTCAGGTTGTGATTTTCTCTGAAATTTCAAGGTATTATTAAGCTCCTGCTGATGAGAGGTTATATCATCAAACCCGAGGTCTAGTATATCAAGGTACTCAATTCCCTTCCTAATTTTATCCAGATCTATATCTCTCCTATTATCCTCCAGGTATTCCTCCCTAGGTTCGTAATCTTTATATGATTTTATCTGAGACATTACCCCTTACTAGATTTTATCCAATCCCGATAATCTTTCAAGTTAGCAAGATTCTTTCCACCAGGCTTTTTCTTTTTAGCATCTGGCCTTAAATAAGGGATAATCGGGTTTATACCATCACCAAAATTCATCTTAGGTGTAAAGGAAGGAATATCCTTAGAATCAATAACACCGAGAGAATTACCCTCCTCATTTAGTGGTTTACCGTCCTTTACATTCTCAGGTAGATCCTTAGATTTTGTTTTTGCAAACTTTTTAAGTTCCTTGTCAGTCATAGGGGCAATAAACTTACCGTCCTTATCTTTGTATCCAAAAGCAATCTTTTCAATTTCCTCTCGGTATCTAGGATCGATTTCCTTTAGCTTTAACTCGTTTTGTCTTAGAGCCCAAGCTTGACCCATAATTGCTTGTTGTGCTTTACTTACTGATGGCATCTCAAATTCTATATTTTTCGAATGGGATAATAATTTTCATACCCTCTTCGACTTTTTTAAGTTTAGTGTAATAGTTGGGATCTTCTGCCAGATGGTCCCTAGCTATCTCAGAAGCTATCTCCTCGTCCTCGGTATGTTCCATTTCTACCTCAATGCCAATCTGAAGCTGTCTCTCTAAGTGTAAAAGCATCTTTTCTATGGCATCCCTATCAACATGGTCCATCGAATCATCGTATGTGTGCAAGATAGCGATATCCCTCAAGTTCTTACCCGATGAGATCCCACCTTCAATCTTCTCGTCAGAATCTTCCTGTAGATAAAGGCCCTTCATCTTTTTTTTAATTTCTGCAGGACTCATCGGCTTAGCATTCAGGCCCCAGTTAGCATTGGGATCGATGATCTTCTTCTTGCTTTTCTTCCATTCCGGATACATCCAGAGCCATCTATTGTATCCCTTACCAACTATTTCAAAGCCCTTGTCACCTGGTTGTATGGCGATGGGGGATTGGGGTGGTATATAGCTTCCTGTTTCTGCCATTATTCTATTACAGCTTCTATTTTGGATTTTGAGATTTGTGTGGTCTCAAAAAATCCAGTAGTTCCCTCTAGGAACCCAGCTACTTTTGTCTCTACCTCAAGCACAGACTCTGCAGCAACTAAAAATTCAGATTTGTGAATTACCGGATCACCATTTCTTTTGGTCTCGGTTGACTCAAAACTTACTTTTGCAACGTAATATCCCATTTTCTAATATTTTACAGTTTATATATCCTTCTAATACAAGAAAGGCAACCACTTGGGTTGCCTCTCCTTCTTTTCCTCAAGGGGATCAAGAATTATTCTTCATCTCCTGTACATCGAGTCTAACCTGCTGCGCAAGTTTTTTAACTTCCTGCATTGCTTGTCTAATTCTCGTTCCTGCTGCCTTGTTTCCTTTTTCAGTAAACTTAGCAACGTCAGCTTCAGCAGATTCTAGAACTGCTTTAATTTGATCAAATGTTTCCATCTTCCTTTTTATTAAGATTTAAAATTTATATCGATGTCGTTATTTTTGTTTCGACCTTATCTGCTAATTATGAAAGTTCCTTCGTGAGATCCTTCTTGTATTGACCACTCCGGACCAATAAAGGATAACAATATGGACTTCATATTCTCCCCGTAATTTTCCACTTCCAGATGATCCTGCATTTCATCAAATATTCTTATGACCTTAGGATTCTTCTCAAGGTAACTCAGGATAGCTTTAGAAATTTGTTCGAAATATCTGGACATATCGTTATCTCTCAATCTGAATTTACCGTCACTCATCTCAGGGATTTCCGCTTTACCCATCGCAATATCCTCTATTATTTCAGGAGCAATCTCATTTACGTTTAAAACAGCATATGAGTTTTTAGGACCCTCCATGGTTTCATATTGGGAGTATTTGCCTATCATGAACATAATTCCCTTCTGACCACCATTCTCTAGCTCCAGCTGGAAGAAATAATAAAATAGATCACCATCTCTCTTTTGCAGGAATGGCAATGTTCCAAAACCATCTCCCTCGTCTATTCTGCTTCCTACGAAATCCGCGAAGTTTCTAATTCTTTTTTCCACTTTGAATAGTTATTTTTTTATATATCTCATACATCCTTTATCAGATCGTTATAAAGGTTGGAAATCTCTCTCGGGACTAGCTTTTTAAATTTAGAAAAATCCCTATCTGCTAGGGTTTGTCTAACCTTAGTCCCTGATGTTCCTCTAGGAGTCTCCTCTAAAGAAAAGCCCGGACCTAGTTTGTCCTTTATATCGGATACCTTTATGTAATCGAGCTGCTTTGAATAATCGTCAATTCTATCCTCCCCAGCACCAATCAATTGAGGATCATATCCCATAGAGATAAGTTTTGCAATTCCAGATCCCAAAAGTCCTCTGGTAATCATCTCATATCCAGCGATCTCCTCGTTATTCTGAACAACGGAATCCATATATCTTTTAACCGTGGCAGGGTCGAATGGAGATTTGCCAGATTTATTATGTCCTGGATGAACCACCAAAAGATAAGAAGGGCTACCGTTCTTATCCATCATATATCTAGCCATCTTTAGATGTCCCGAATGGAATGGCTGGAATCTCCCCATAATAACATTGATCTTTCTCGACACATCCTCATTATCCTCTCTCACCTCAGAAATTCCCACCTCCTTAGGTGAACTAGTATCGATAGTTTCCAAGGCACTTATAAATTCATCATAAGAATGGAAGTGGTCCTCGTCACTATCGGATAAATCGTCTTCCTCCTTTAAATAATTAACCGGTGCTATAAACTCCTTTCTAAACTCATTAAAAGAGAAAAATTGAGACTCGTTAACCTTCTTTTTTGGTTTTTTGATGTGTTCCTTTATCTGATTGATGAGAGAATTGAGTTGATCCTTCATCCCTGGGGTAATGATACCTCCTGCTCTGGTCTTAATTTTTCTGAATGAATTGAGCATTAGCTTAAATAGGGCTTCAAAAGAATCATCCTTCTTAACCAGCTTAAGAACCCTGCTATCTTTAATCATATCAAGATTCAATCTAAATTCATCTCTTTTAAGATAATCTGGTTCCTCAAAATCAGTACCACTATATTTCTTAGAATACAGATCCAAAAACCTCACAAAGACCTCGGACATGAATGAAATATACCTCTCATCGTCAGTTTCACCCTCAACCTCAAATGAATCTATACCCTCCTCGAGAATAAAATTCATCACATCCATGATAGTGATTCCCAAAAAATCGCTAGGTTTCTTCGATCTCCTCTCCTGGGCTTTCTGCTTAGCCAGTTCAGTAAAAACCGGATCCACCATCTTGGCTAGTACAGTGTCATTTTCCTTATCAGGTTCTCCAAATCTAAAAACTATTCCCTCAACATCCTTATCAAGATCATCATTCAGAGCTGTCTTAGTAAGACCTGGATTTAGAGTCTTTATTATAAATCGGACAAAACTATTTGTACGGAATTTCTCGACCAACTCCTTGAACGGGGTTTCCATGAATTCCATCAGTTCCGACTTTTGCTCTTCGTCAAGTCTTCCCTGGAATATAATCGGAGGTTTTTCAACACCCAGGAGATCCGCCCAATTGTTTAATTCGTCCTTATCTTGTACGGTTTTCTTGATTTTACCCCCGTCACCCATCTGGTGTACGTAGGAAAGTATCAGATTGTTCTTTGGTATACGATCATACACAATTTCCACTGGGGATTTATTGGCAAAGTATTCAAGACCAAATCTCCATCCTCTTGGTATTCTCTCTAGGATATGGGGAGGGAGGGACTCTATGTATTGTATAGGCTTCTCATAATACTTCATGAGGGTCCTATCCACTAAGGTTATTGGATTTCTCTGGTCCCTTCTATAAAACCTGAACTTCCCGCTTTCCCTATCCCTTTCGAAAGAAAATGCAGACCCGTCCATCTTCTCGTTAATAGTCACAAACTGGTTGAAGAGTTGATTTATAAAATCAGATCCCTTCTTATTGTACATGTCATATAGATGATTAATCCCTGCCATTCTTATTAATTATAGTTTATATCCGGGCTATCAGAGCTAGATTTAACAAAGTGAGGACCAAACTGCAAATCCATCTCGGATTTGGCCTTCCCAATTACTATTAGATAACCTATACCTTGTATGAGAGTTTCCAAAAGAATTTTCGATTTATTTCTGAGGTCTTTCTTATACAAATCTGATAGCTCTAGGAGAAGCTTGTCCAAATCCGGATCGGTGTCTTCCCTTTCACTCGCTATGAGATCAAATATCTCCCTCTCCATGGTATAAACAATCTCATCCTCTAATAAAATATCCCATTCGCCATCGCTGTTCTCCGACAAAACTCCATGGTTACCCAATATGGTAGAGAATTCTATCGTATCCCCGTCTCTTCCCACTAGTAAAGGTGAATCTTTTTCCAGGAACACCTCAAGAGCTCCGTACATCAAATCGTTATGTTTGCTAGTAAAATTCATCATCTAACTTCCATCGGGATTTCATAACCACCATTCTTTAGATATCGAATGAGGTCCTCCTTTATTGATTCCATCTTGTCAGAGTGTATAAAATCAGGGGAAGAAACTATAGACCATACATCCTCGAATGTTTTTACGTCATTCTCGTTAAAACCTTCACCGAGTATCATTTCTATAAACTCCTGTGGATCCCTTGTTATGAACTCTGTGCTCCCGCTCACAGTTTTGGGGTTTTTGAGCCTCTTGGTCGCTCCTTTAAAACTCTTCTTGTTCTTAAATATCCCATCACTGAGACGGAGTGCGTATGAATAATAATCCTCAATCTCACCATCGGAATCTTCCGAGATTACCTCCTTCAACGAAGATAATATCGCTTGAAAAAGCCAGTTACGGTGTGCAGACTTATATTTACTCTCATTTTTCCTATAGTCAGGAGAATAGAAAATAAACTTGGCCCAATCCATATCAGATAGAGGAATAAGATCTAGCTGTACTATGCCCAAATTAGGATCTCCCTCTATAGGCCACCCTATCGAAATAACATTTATACCCTTCATGAGCTTCATATCAGGAACAAAGCCCAATTTGTCCGGAAGCTCATCCAGAAGCTTATTGTAAATAAATTCTAGTACACCGTCCGCGTTTGTGCTGTACTTTCTAGCTATAAAACTCTTATCTATCCCGAGGTCTATATCACCAGAAGTTTCATCACCACCTTTTTTTTTACCAACACTTCCTATAACCAGATAATCCTTACCAATCTCACCATCACCAATAAGGGGGAAAAGTACCTCCTTTATAGATTCAAGAGTACCAGGTACCTCCCTCTCTTTTATTCTCCGGGAGAACTTTATGGCTGCTCCGCCTTCGAATAGTGCTATGAATTTTTTATAAGAATATATTCTGTCCATTTATACGTCAAAATATTTTTCAGCTCCAGAGATATAGTCGGAATATATTCTCTCCTCCCTATTTTTTGGGTTATTAATATCATATTTACCGCCGAAGGTTTTCTTTCCTTTTATTACCGCATCGGTGTAAAATTCTTCGTAATCTTTTTGCTTGTTTCTACCAGAAGTCCTAATTCCATCACCCCATTTAGAGAGTATCTCGTCTCTATTTTTTTCCAGCGATCCGTCATCCATTTTGGAGATATCCTCCTTTTTGAAAACATCAGCAATACCCCTGCTAACTCCAGTGATAGCATTTATAGTCCTGGAAAGTAACCTCCCTGCTGCTCCGCCCTCGTCGTAAACAGTTTGGTATACCTTTTCCTCCGGGGTTTGGGCCTCAATCCTCTTTCTGATTGCTCTGATTCTATCTTCAGCGGAGAGAGGTGAATATGAGTAATCATCCTCGTTCAGGAATGAATAAAAGCTCTTCAAGTTATTCATGATAGCGCATTTTTTGTACACTATATATCCCACGATAAGGTTAAAGCTTTACCTTGAATATCTTATACCTGAAATTCTCGTTCTTGTAGATCTGGATTCGAGCCTCCCCGTGCTTCATGAGGTAGTTATTGTATTTAGCTGTGCTGAAATCATCCACGAAATCAATCACATTAACCTTTTCCTTCCCTTCCATTTTTCTCATCCCCCTGCCCAAGCTTTGCTTTATCAGTACCTCGCTTTTATAGGATTCAACCAGGAATATATTGTGAAGATTATTAATGGAAATACCAGTAGAAAAGGTTCCATACGTAGCAACTAGAACCTTATTCTCTCCAGAGGACATCCGGTTTTTGTACTCCTCCCTCAGGGATTCGTCGGTATCTCCATCCACATAAAATACCTCCTTATTGTTAGTAATATCTCTAAGTCTATTCCATATCTGCTTCCCATATTCATCCTTAACTGACTGGAATAAGACCAGGGAATTTTTTGAAGTCCTCCCTATAAAGTCCACGATATACTTTAACCTCTTCTCGCTCTCTATTACGAGTTTTCTCTCGATATTATAAAGTTCGTTACCCTCCAGGTTCTGTGAATTAGACTTTAAATTGGCCAATTTTTCTTTGATCGATTTATCAAGCCAATCCAGCATAACGACCTTTATCTCCACCGGGGTAGCATGCTTGTTTTTAAACAGAAAATCCGGAGAAATCTCCACTATTACAGGTCCTAAAAATTGCTGTATAGTAAGATGATCAGCAGATCCACGTTTAGTAAGGGTACCAGTAAGTCCAAATCTCCATCCACAGTGCATACATTTTGACACTATCTTTTTAATCGACATGGAATTGGTGTGATGAGCCTCATCTACAAAGACACCATCAATCTCCTCAAAGAATTCCTTATCCTTCTTTACCAGGGACTGGAAGGTTCCTATTATGAGATCACACCCTTCTCTCATCTTGCTTCCTCCACCGATCTGCTGTATTTTTACTCCCAGGTCATCAATTCCATAATCTATGAAGTCGTCATTTCCTTGGAAAACCAGGTTGGTATTTGGTACTATTACCATAAACTTCCTGATCAGTCCCATCTGCTTCAAATAAGCGAATATCATGAACGATATAAGGGTCTTACCCGAGGATGTAGCAATTTCGGAAACTGAATATCTATATTTTACTATTTTCCAAGCAGCTTCCACCTGGTAGTCCCTGGGTTCGATCTCCTTATCCTTAAAAAAATCATCCACCCACGACTGGAAATCCTCTAGACTTAAATCGCTCAACAAGAGATCAGATAATCCTTCTATCTCCATCTCTATATTAAACTCCTTACCAATCTCAAGAACCTCTCTCCAAAGTCCTATCGGGATTTTCCAAAAAGCACCTTTTTTCTCAACGAAGCATATACTCCCATCCCATATTTTTTTCTTAACCAGAGGGTGAAAGTACCAGTTGTGTATTTTTTTGGTTAATGAAAGCTCTATCTGTCTTTTTTCCACCTCGTCTGGTGAATGAACTAAAATAAGCCATTGTCTGTCTTCAGAGACGTTGAATTTTAGCATGCATTTATTTTATTTTATAGTGCTACCCCTGAGGTAATCTTCCAGAGCTATCCTGGATTTTATCCCATATAGCATATGGTCCACAGTTTGGATAGTCTGGTCTATAAACTTCCTATGTCCTTCCACCATTTCAATTTTACCAACGATCTCAGCCACGTCTCCCTCTATCAGGACTTTGGTCTCATTGGATCCATACCTAACATCGCTGTTTTGGTTGTAGTCCTTAAGCTTAGCTGCTCTTGTTTGTCTTTCCCTCGAGCTCAACTTACTAACTATTTGAGCTAGCTTGAAGCTGTATTCTAATAGAATTTGCCGTGTGGAAAACAGCTCGACCTGAGCCTCCGCTACAGTCTTAATGTTTTTAAGATTCAGCGATATAATCTGAATCTTTTCCCTCCATTCGAACCTTTCCTTCTCGAATAGCTTAGCATAATCAACCTTATCCGTCTGTTGTTCCGACATCCTAAAAAAGTTTATTTCCTTTGTTCCTATTTATATGGGATTTACCAAGTTTAATTTCTCTAACCTTCGAATTTACCATCCTTGGTTTAGAAATACTTAGAGATCCTTTAACCTCACCGATATCCGATATGGACTCCCTATCTAGTATAGAGATCGGAAATTTTAAGCTACCAGTCTTGCTTCCGTCAAGCGATTCCTCCCATTCTTCAGTTCTGTCTATTGTTGGCATTTCAAAATTAAGCATCGATAAAATCTATTAGGTCGAGAACCTCGCCAGTGAAATAATTATCGAATCTTCTTATTTTTATTTTCTTGGCCCTTAGATAATTTACTATATCGTTCAGGTCCCATTTCTTATTTATCGGAAGATCGTGATCAGTCAGAAATTTCTTCCAATTAAAAACACTAAATCCCTTGGAAAGGAGCTCAGAATTTTTAGCTCTTCCCGCACGATCCCAGTCATACCAATACCTTATATTCTCCATCTCGAAGGGAAATTTATTCTCGACTGAACACAAAGCAACCGAATTTTTCCACAACCAGGAATCCATCGGTCCCTCGAATATCGTTATTGTGTGATCGAAAGAAACAGTCCCCACATTAAAAACGCTGGATACAGGATCTATCTTCCTGGCTTCTTCAAGAAATTCATTGTCGGTAACACCCAACATTTTTTCCCATATCCCGCTGAGTTTATATGTATAGTATTTTGAACCATAGTTTGAAGACATATTCCTAAACTGAAGACCCAGTATCTCATTATTCCTTGTCAGGTTAAAAAGATATAGCTTCTGGTCCTCTTCGCTCCATGCAAACTTTTGATCTGGTATTTGGTTTCTTCTTCTAAGATATCTCTCCATCTTGCTACCAGCAACCTCCAACAATCCCATCTTCTCCATGAAAATGGCTCTAGGAATAACCACCTTGCTAAAATCAGTGTCAAAGAAAAGGGAGATATCCACATCCCCGTATATCTTTCTTCTCTTTTCCTTCCCATTTTGTATGATATCAAGTATATCAGCTTTCTCTTTTTTTTCAAGTCTCGATACCTCACCAAAATCCCTAAATAATGAGAATGCGTCCTTAAAGATCCCGCATCCTCCGTTGTAACACTTATAGGTTAATGTATCCAAATAGAAGTTACCCCTTTTCTTTCGGTAATTATTACTATCCCCACAATAAGGACAGGAAAAATTGAGCCTATTTCCAGCCTTGTATATTTTCCTGCGGTTGGGATCGTTAGGAAATCCCTTAATTAATACCCCGCCAATAAGCTCTTCAATTCTCCCTAAATCCATTTAAAAAAATCTCTTTGAAAAAAAGAGGAACAGCTCCTTTGTGGCTGTTCCTCTTTAAGTGTTATAACCTTATAGGTCAGAGTAAAGATCGTCCAGAGAGGAAGCAGTTTCGGGGCTTGAAGGCTGCTTCAAAGGCTCTTCTTTGACTGATCCTACCTTAGTGGAAGATACCTCATTGTAGATATCATCCGATGTTTTGGTAGTCGGGGTCGATGAAGAGGTCGTAACGTTAGCTCCAGACATCACTTCATTAACCATTCTACCGTCGGGGACGGTATTCTTGATAATGTTCATCACCCTCTCGGTAGTATTATCGTCCCAATCTTTGTATTCAAAATTAGCAAGATTATCCGGACCTGTCTTCAGATATTCCAGAATGGTATTCATATCCTCCTTATTCTTATCCATCTTCTTGCCATCAATTTCTATCGGAGCATTGTTTCCTACAAACTGACATAGATCATAGTTATTCCATTCCCCCACCTTTCTAGAATGAATTGAGAATAGCTTACCTTCAAAGAGATCGTACGGGTTACATGGATCTCCATACTCGGGCTTAAGCTGAGACTCAAGCATATCATTGATCTTCCTTCCAAATTTGAAAGTCATGATCTTTCCCTCTAGTTCCGGATTATTCTTATCCTGAACAATCTGAATCAGCGAATAGTAGTCTTCCTTTCTTGAGAAATTCCTTGCCAGATCCTGATCGGCAGCGGAATTGGAATTCTTAAGCTTCCAAAAAATGTCCTTAAGCACTGATTTTTTACCTACGGTAGAAGGGCAATCTACTGGAAACCCTTCTCCAGTTGCAGGATCGTTTAAATACACGTAGTACTTTTGAATTTTGGATTTAGACGGATCTACGTGGTTTGGCAAAAATCTAATCAAAGATTTATAAACCCCGTCTTTTCCATTTTCCGGGTATGGCTTGTAAAACTCTAAATCCCTCGAATCCTCTTTCTTGGTCTTCGTTACGAAGTTTTCAACGTCTAAGTTGAAGATGTCTAAATTACTCATTGTTCCTTTAATTTTGTTTTTTAAAATCCTTTATTTAATCTCTAAGTGTCCCAAAAGTTTCCCCTAGATTGTATATATCCCGAACTTTTTTTCATATTGTTACTCCTATTTACCTCCTTGTGAGATAGCATATTCCCTCGGAGAGAAACTTGTAGATCACTCCTTATTATTTTATATCCGGATATAAGCAAATGGTTTCTTAATAGGGTTTCAGGGTGGAAAAAAACAGAATCTCTAGAAAGATAGTTTTCTATGCTTCTATACAATCCACAGTAGTGAGACATAGGATTTCTACCCCCATATGCTATTACATCGTTAATTCCACCCCTCCAATCAAACCCATGCGGAATATTTATTACTGACTTGTCAGGGTCGAAAAAAAGATCGTTATGGATCTTTATATCGAATCTACCTTTTATAACATAGTCATATTTCTTTCCCACGGAGCTCTCGTATTTTTCCATGAGGGAATATGAGGAGTCTATTTTATACCACATACAGAATACCGACTGCGGGTTCATTTCACCATTCATCGGAGAATACTCATCATATAAGTTTGATCTTTCGAGGATTCTTGTTATGGAATCAGAATCAAAATCCTCGGATAGCATCAGTTTGGGCTTATACATGGAGATAATATCACCAACCGAGAGACTATCACTAAGATTAGACGTATCTGCTTGTACTGTAGAATTTATATGATCCGAAGGATTCCAGCACGAGATAAAAACATCGGGTGAATACACATCGAGTATTCTGCTCTTTATATATGGATAACATTCAAGGCCCTCTCTAAATTGACCAGAAAGAAGTAAAGCAACCCTCATTGATACCTTTCTATATAGTCACTACAGACACCCATACACAGGGAGATATCCTCCCCGTGGATCTCGGGCATAACAGCTATGCTTCCTTCTATAGGTTGGTTACCAACAAGAGCCCATCTATATCCTTTGCTAGTAAAGACAACATCATCAGAATCATGCATAAAATAGTTCAGCACGTTCCCCTTAGGATCCATAACGGAAAGTTCCCTGAAGGAAGGGATATTCTTGCAGTGTATCCAAAGCTTTTCGGAGTGTTCAACCAAGAAGGAGTACTGTGTGTCATACTGCGGTCTATCATGGCCAAGTTTAAAAAGCCCATCAACAAACCATAAATCTATCTCAACGTCATATTTTTCCATTGCTTTCAAAATATAATCAGTCGAGTTTTCCCTCTCAGGAGATGACCCGTTTACATTACCCCGGTGAGATATAAGTATCATCAATTATTTAGGATTTCCAAACTTACCAACAGCTTCCCTGAATTCTTTACCAACAATTCCATCTATTGCCTGCCTCATTGCTATGGCTCCACTTTTAGTCCCACTAGGGTGACCGTGCATAGCCCCACCTACATTAGCTAGATAATCTACGCCAACCTGCTCGTTTATATTGTTAACTAGACCAGGATGAAATCCGCAGCTTAGAGCAGGAAGGGTTCCTTGTTTTCTTGACTCCTCCATCGCTTTTAAAACTTCTTCCTCATCAGCAGGATAATATCCGCCAATCATACCAGAGTGTATAAAATCAACACCCATCATTCCTGCCAGTTTACACATGAAGGGCCAGGATATACTAAAATTGTGATCCGGGTTCGTTATAACCCGATCCCCGCTCTTTTGGAAGTGCATGAATATGGGAAGATCCAATTCCCTGATATTTTTATAAGACCCGAGACCACACCAAAAATTGACATGCACCCCATTGCCACCTAATTCATGAACCTGCTTTACCCTTTCCAGTATATAAGCTGGATCCGAATGTATGGAAACACAATAGACAACCCTTTTATCTTTCAGGTAATCCATTATAAGAGGAACCCTATCCTCTATCCTGCAAAAAGAGGGGCTTGATAGTATTTCATCCTCTTTGATAAAATTCACACCACCTTCAACCATCTCTTTTACCATCTCAAGCATTATCCTAGGGGAAACTCCGGTCTTAGGTTTTAATATACCGCCGAGTAAAGGTTTATCATATACCCCAGTGTATTCGCGGATACCATTTATTCCGTACTTGGGCCCTAGAAAACATTCCGAAACACAATCAGGGAATTCAATATCCAATAATTTGCAAGATTTGATCTCTTCAATATCCATCTGTCCACCCATCACATTTACCAAGAGGTGAGATACACCATCTGTTCTAAAATCTATATTTACAACAGGGAATGCAATTATAACCTCCCCAGAGGTGCTATCCAGCATGCTTTCCATATCTCCTACTATGATACAGGAGTGATCCCGAAACAGCTCCTCAGTTTCCCATACGCTCCTGGAAGACGGGTTACCTACACTCTGTCCTATCGCTATATTCCAAGCAGCAGATGCCAGATTTTTGGAACATTCAACATAGTATTTAGCAAAGAAATAATTCTCGCTATCTATTTGTTCCTTTAATTTAAATAAATCAGATTTCATATTTATCTCCCGGTTTAGAGGGTGTCTTAACTATAAAAACCTCGCAATCCTCGAGGAAAACTGGATTAGCTATCTCATATCTCCGTATGACAAAAACGTCACCAGATTCGAGGACTCTATCCTGTATAATCATTCTACCCTTATGTAAGTAATTTATTTCGTCCGCTTCCTTATGGTAATGTGCTGTCCATTCCTCTCCCTTTTTATGTTCCTTAAAGCAGACCTCAAATTTATCGGTTTCATAAGATGAAGGTAAGAAATCACCAACAAACCAACCTCCCTTATATTCTTCTATTCTAGATACTTCCATATCTTACTTTATTTTTGTATATCTCCAAATCCTCCGGCGTCCCTATCGGGAAATGAAGGTTAAAAAAATATGGCAATATTTTCTTACCCCTTTTTATAAGATAGTTGTATGTTGGGGCAACATAAAACTCATTGTTATATCGATCATTATTGTCGATCATCTCAAGGGCAGATTCAACAAAATCTGAACCCCTCTCCCAGTAATGTAGCCCGTTAGTGGCTATATTCGAAATAACTATCTTTTCCTTGACATCACAAACTTCTCCATTAGGGTCAAGCTTGACATAGCTATTTTTTTTAGACGAGGAAAGGAAGCATCCTATAAATCCATCACAATTGGTATTAGAAGCGAACTTGGCTAAAATACCCAGATTAAAATCCAGTATTACCTGGTCACAATTCGCTATAATAAGTGGATTTTTAGTGTTAATAAGGTCTTTCGCAAGGAGTGCGGTACAAGCTGGGCCCTCAGTTAATGCTGGAGTAGAAACGACATCAAAAGAGATTCCAGTATCACCTATATGTTCCCTGAATTCATCGATAGAAATATGCTCCTCATTGATGACAAATATGAAGTGTGAAGACCCGTCTCTGAGGTTATCGATTACTGTCCTTATCATGGAATCATCTATAACTTTGATGTAGGGTTTTATCTCACTGTATCCAGCATCAGAAAACCTTCTTCCCATTCCCCCCAGAGGTATCAATATGTTAATCTTCTTTGAGTCTCTCATCTAAAAACAGACATATCCAGGTGGCATCAATAATATCATCCAATGGCTTATTCACGTTCCCACTGGGGGTTATCCATTCACCCTTATTATCATTTAGTATATTAGTGAAATAGCTCAGGTTGGTTTCAACGATTTCGGTATTAATCAGTGCCTCATACAATTGATCCTTTTTGGCATTCCCCTTAATCGCAAATTTTTTAACAGAGGTTGGGGAGAAAACGAAAAAATTTGAGCTTCCTACGAAATCTACTATCTTTTTCCGGAGCAAGGCAGTTGCCATTGATATGTCTATAAGTGCATTGCCATTAGAAGCAAAGCTTAAGCCCTCTATAGCTATAAACACATCATCTCCAGGCTCAATGTGGTTCTTAACAGAGTCCCAGAATTTTTCCACCAGATCCGAAAAATAATCAATTTTTATCCTCTCTCTTTCAGTGTATTCATCAGGCATTTTCTCCTTGCCCATGAACACAAGATCAAATTCATCAATATCCGAAAAGAAAGCAAATGGCTTATTTTTAGACTTTTTCAAGGATTCCTCAGATCTGTCACTCCTTGTAAGTGATCCCCATCTAAAATGATTATCTCTAAACGAACAAAATGCTGGGGAATTCAATGAGAAATCTATTCCTATAAGGGTTCTCAAAATAGTTTTATTTAAAAGTTCACTCTATATATCACCACAAAAAACCCCGGGATTCCGGGGTTTTAGATAATTAGGTTTTTTGGTGATTAGACCTTTACTAATCTCTTAGTGACTAGTCCTGGGATCTCAATTTCTTTCTCCCCTTTACCAACAGCTTGTTCTATCTTGCCTACTATTTCCTTATCTATGGAGCTTTCAAGCTCTGTAGGCTCCGTGATTTTTACCTTCAGATTTTCCCCCGACGGGTTTAATTCAACAATCTGAACCCTGTTCCATTTTTTACCAAATGGATTTAGATAATTCCCGGGATTAAAATTAGCCTCCAGCTGATACTCCTCACCATTCAAAACGATGTTTCCCTTGCTGTTTTTCTTGACCTCCAGTTTCTCGTTGATCTGTATAGAGGAATTTCCTCGATCTTTAAAAGATTCGTAAGTTAAGAGGGATTCCATAATTAATCTAGAGATGGTTTTACCACGTTGCCCTTCTTGCCCGTGTAGTTATAAACATTAACAAGCTTGTCGTAGCATTTTTTCATCTGGTCGTCACTTAAGCAATCCACCAGGTCGTTCAATACCCTTTGATCGTTACCTGAAGCAGCTACTAATAGATCCTTCATATGCTGTTTTAGGTCATCCTCCCCATACATGGGCTGACCATATTTCATTTCATTTAACTGAGTTAGTTCAGAGAATTTTTTCATTTTCTTTGCTTTTTTCTGTTTTATATATCTTACTTCTCCCTACCAATTTCTAGAGATATGTCCAAATAATTACATTTAAACCCTACAGAGAATGTATAAACCGAGGGAGCATTCTGGGTATAATTGAGATTTAGATTATTCATCGAAGTCAATGTCACCTCCTTAAAGGTAACAGTGGTAACTATATTCCCGTCATTGTCCAATATTCTTAGCGGGAGATTCTGAATGAAAACTTGTGGATTTTTAAAGTTTAACTTGTCCAGTACAGTTTCCAACATAATGAAGTAGTTTATGAAACCCTCGGATATACGGAAAGAAACATCAAATTCCCTGCTGAATAGATCCTGAACAGGTGTTGCACTCTGGTAGTTTATCCTTTTGCCAAGATTCCTCGTCTGCTCCACCAGGTCCATCTGTAATCCTGGAAATCCTACCGACTGTATAGAACTATTCATGAACGAGGTTATTGTATCGTAGGGGGTAGGCTGCCTCTTGATATAATCAAGATACTTCTCTTGGACAACATCTGGGAAAAATCCTCTAGGAAAAACAAAATAAAAGCTATTAGCCCTTGCGTTTAACATGCTCATAATTTATCTTTATATGGTTTATTTTATAGTTATTCTGCTCGGATTTAGCTATAGCTTTACTTGTATCAAAATTAGAGTACAGGTAAAGCCCAGGAATTAATTCCTTACAGTCTCCTTCTACTATATATTCAGTCCTGTTATCTCGATCAAAGAACTCGACTTTTCTATAATTCAATATCTTCGTATTTCTGGCAGCATATGATTTAGGGTCTTCCCTCCATATAATGTCAACCAAGATACCTCTATCCATTCCCATAGAAACCCCGGAATCCAGAAGCTTCTTTAATTCGGTGTATCTGAACATATTACCTGAGAGCACGACATCTATGTCGGTGGTACTTATCTCGGTTCCTAGAAAGTAATTAGAGCAAAATGCACCACAAAGGTACAAGTCGACAGTAGGTGTTCCGTTATGATCCAGCCAGGAGGAAATCCAGTCATCGAAAAGATCCCTAGTCGGTTTCTTAAAAATTCCATCGTATGTAAAATTTCCTCTACTGTATTCCAATATTAACTAGAATTAGCTTCTTCCGCCCGGATCTGGATCGATAATCACATCCTTTGGGTTAGGCAGTGAAGACCCGTTATCACTCCCCGATTGATTCGCAGTACCCCCATTGGAACTAGCAGATCCACCAGTGGTTCTGCCTGCACCGGTGTTGCCATAAGCAAACACTAAGGACATATCTCCACTTCCGAATATACCCTGAACCGCCTGTATGAACAACTCTTTTGTAATTCCAACATAGAGCTTATACCCAGTAGAACTAGGATCCAGGAAGTAAGAAATTATCTCAGGCGTAGACCACCCAGTAGCTACCTTTCCTTGTACGTCGGAGGAGATGGCAGATTTCAGCTGGGCTTGACTTAGTTTTTGCTGACTACTGTTGCTTCCACCCTTGCTAACCTTTCCATTACCACTCGTTCCCAAGTTTCCGCTCTGAATACCCGAGACCTGCCAGGAACTTTTTCCAGGCTTGTTCGGTGGAGCTTTAAATACAGGAGAAGTCGGGAGAACCTTAACGTCAGCTTCTACTTTGGCCTGTACCGGAATTTGCTCATCATCTTTTAACCAGTTTCCCCAGTATAGAGTAGAGAAAGAATTACCCCCTATTTTAGCTGTATTTACTGCTCTGCTAGTATTGGAGTCTTTCTTGGAAGCAAGTATAATATTTCTAGAAGAATCTCTTAGACTAACAGCTCTCTTTGCTAATAGGGACTTAGTTTTATTAACCTTTGAAATCCCCCGGGTATCAGTATTGTCCCCATCAGGATCTGGTGGTTTATTGGTGATATAGAACTTTCTGTTTGTAAACTGAAGTATCTGGTTAGATATGGACTCATCCACTTTAAAAGCTAATTCACCCTTAGAAGGTTTTGCTATATTGGCATCAGCAATAGAAGGGGCATATACCTTCTTATCCATATTATTTATGAATACCATATTGTAGGTACCAGAGGAGCTAAGATCTATCTCCTGTGTTGTACCATCTGGTCCCTTTCTAAAGAATGAAAACTTATAATAGTTATCAAAAGGACTGACCCTAATATATGCCTTCCCTATCCCGTAAGAAATAGAAGGGGCACTCGAATTGCTTCTCTCCGTAATATTAGTTCCATTAACATCTAGATTAGTCAATGATGTATTCACCAAATTTCTATCAACGAATACATTAGCAAACTTGGTAATTTCTCTAGGTGACATTTGATTAAAAGGAACGGATATATCTGTTTTTCCGGCTAGTTTATTGTATATCTTTTGCTGTTGCGGCAAAACTGAAAGTTGAAGCGGGGTAATTGTAGAACCATACTTACCCGGATCTGTCGATGTATATGTAGCTACCCTCATAATTCTGGTCTGATCCTTGCTATTTATAAGGGTCATAGTATATCTCAATGAGAAGCTTGTAGCCACATTGGAATATCTAACTATTGGTCTAAAAAGATTCGGAACGTCATATGCAGATGTCTGGATGCTTGTAAAGTTAGAGGTTTCCAGCCAAGCAGCACCAACCTGCTCAAGAACCTCTATCCTATTTTCTATGTAATAGCTATTGCCTATTGAATTCTGAAACAGTATAAAATCCTCAATAAACCCGCCATCATCCGTACCAAAATATTCAAAGAAATCTCCGGTATCAGCTGGGGAGATATAGGCACCTATGTTATTGAACGGATCAGTGGGTTCCAGAGATAATGCTGCCAAAAGCTGAGTCCCGTATGTTTCATATCCGCTAACTACGGAGGTATCTGTGATCGAATATGCATTTACCCTTAGAGGTTGGGCAGCTAAAAATCCTCTTCCGCTCTTAGAGGTTTTAGCAGCAAGCGTGAGAGGCTTGTTTGATGGACTAGCTGCGTTATACTTATTGATCATATCTGAGAGAGAAGGTATCTTCACCTCAAAATACTTATCATATATGTTAGCCCCTATGGTTAAAGGATTAGGGTTTAGTGTGTATTGCTGTGAATTACCCTTCGAAAGCTTTATCTGGGAAAAAGTCACATAAGAACCATCAACATCCGGGTACTTGACATTAAGGATTAGTCCGTCCAGATTGTCCAGGTTATATCCGGCGAGTATATGATATCTCACGGAGTCATAAACAACATTAAGATTTGATGAGAACGATATAGGTAGGTTTGCCGTATCAGTCAGCTCAGATTTAAAATCATTGTAAGGTACTATCAGGTTCGGATTAAGGGTTACGAAGGTGGTAAGATTGGTCTGTACAACGCTATTATTAGAGGTATTCTGTGTTATTGATGCATTTTCATCCAGATTAAAAATCTGAACATCATTAGAAACCTGTCCATCGGAGTCCTTGAGAATCCCATTCACAAGTCTATTATAACCCACTGTAGGACTACCGACATTGACAAAGTAATCCTCAGGATTTGGAGGACTTGCATACATATACTCCATAACCAGATATGGAGAGAGTTGTACGTATTTAGATGTCGTTGTAAAAGCCATTCTATCTATTTATTATTTTCCAAATTGGAGCCATTTGGGAGAATAACTTAGTCCAATTCCTACGAAAGGTCCAACCGTATATCCACCGTTATTTAAGCCAATCCCGTAACCCGCTGATATTCCAACACCAAAAGGTTTCCTTGCAGATTTTAAAGCCCTCCTGGTCTCAGGATCGTCTATCATGTTAAGAGCTTGTAATTCTCTGAACTTTATACCTGGAAAATCAGTAGAGGCCCTTATGTATAATAAGCCATCAGAGGGATTACTATATAAACCAGTAACAAGATCTATTCTCTGACTTATGTCAAGGGAGACCTTACCTGGAAAAATTGTGCTATCAGTATCAAATCTATATGGAATAGTCCCACCTATCAAGAGACGGTTTGTACCAGGTAAATCCGGATTATACTCAAATTCTATATAAGAAGAATCTCCTCTGTTGTGGTTTGTAGAAGCAACCAGTATTGTGGTATCTCTATAGACTATCTCAGTTCTAATTATTACACCGGGTTTCTTTTTCCTTTCTAATTCCAATCTCCCCACCAAATTCTCTTGCTCAAGTGAAAGCTCTTTATACTTCAGCTGGAAGGCAGCTCTCTCAGCCACTACTGAGTTTAATCTGGATTCCAAGTGTTTAACAGAATCCTGCTCAGCAAGAAAGTTACCTAAATTGCGGTTAGCCTCTTTCTTTGCATTCTCTGCAATTCCACATTGTCTAAACAGTAGAAATATCAGCACAATTGATAGTGCAATCGGGAAAACCCTACCACTCAGAAAAGATATTATGTCATTATAAAGTTTCATACGTCATCTCAAATGGATTTAAATTCCCATCCCCATATTTTTTATTTAGTGACTCAATAAAATCTTTTTCAGACTCTCTCAGATCTTCCAATTCTCTAACTAGCGTTCCGGCTTTTAAGTTTAGTTCATCCATTCTTTCCCGGACTACATCTATCTCCGTTCTAACCCTCGAAAATTCAGATTTAATCGACTGTGCCTTTTTAAGCTCCACTTTAGTTAATTTTTTTATCATATTTATCCAAAATTTAAAAACATTCGACAATTTAAATAGCCACTCCACCGCCGCCGCCAGGAACAAATATCTCAGCACCACTAATCTGAAGCCATCCGGCAGCGACATTCTCGGAATCAGCCCAAGCTTCGTAAAAACAAGAATTATTTCCTGATATGAAAGTCAATCTTATCCTTTTACAGCCTTTCTTCAGCGGATTAATTCCATCAGCGTAGTTGTCCGGGATTGAAATATAAGCCTTATTCAGAGTTCCTGCTGATATTGCCCTTATACCACCAAATGATCTATTGGCATCATTTACCAGATATTCAATGGTCCTGTATTTTCCAGTCGTGTAATTAATCCAGGAGTAGCTGCTACCTATACTGAGGTAAAACCTACCTTTCCTCCCATCCGCAAATATCAAAGAAGGAGAAGTGGCTATTGCTGCTGGTTCTATGACTACCACATCTTCATTAGCAGCCACCGAAACATAATGGTAAGACTGACCGGAAAGGGTAAATGTCTGAGTGAAGGGGCTCGTAACAAGCTGGGTATATCTAGTTAGGGTTCCACCAGTAATACCAGAAGCTCCAGTTCGGGATCCAATCTGAAAAGCGTCTCCCATGGATCTTACCATGAAAGACTGCTCCCTGCTATGGCCAACCTGCGGAATGGTACCATCACCGCCTACTGCTATACCTCTACCTCCAGTGGTCCCAGCAAGGTAAGCTTGCGTCAAGTCAGCAACAGCATTATATGGGGTTCCTGATAAATTAACACTTATACCCTTACTGTGGTTGGTATTGTATCCTCTAAAGGCTTGATAGATTGAGCCGTAAAAAGGTATCAGATTTCTGTTACTAAAAGCAATATCAGGAGTAAGTCCGGAGTTTCCGCTAAAGCTCAGAGAAAACTCTGCAGAATTTGTTCTTAGATTTGACGATTCAATGTTTACATTTCCTGAGAATGCATAGAGCTGTAAGTTAGTTCCAGTAGCACCAAGTTCAATAGAGCCAGAAGATTTTACATTTAGCAAATTGTTGCTCTGGGCGGTCACATTAGACCCAGTTGATCCAATGGACACCGAGCTACCTGCATATCTACTAAGATTCGGATTCTTCCATACCAGGGAATAGTCAGAACTAGACGATGACGCCCAGTAAAAACCCGCTATATTACTTCTATCAGCAAATGGCTTATCCATACCGAAGATTGGGGATGAAGAATTAGCAGTAGAAATAAGAAGTTTAGCAAAATTAGGATTAATATCCCCGGTGGTACCCTCCGAATCGGAAATAACCATGTATTTGTCTCCCGGAGATGAATTTATGACTACCGCATTATCTTCCACAGATCCAGCGGGACCAGATATTTCAGTCAAGGTACCAAAAATACCCGTGGTTTGTATAGTTTCTCCGGTGTAAACCCAATCAGTTGTATATTGGTAAACCTTCTGTCCTCCCGTAATTCCCAGGTTTATCCAGATATCACCAGCCTGTGATATGACAGCAGATGGTTGATCTGGCGAGAAGTACCAATTTGCTGCTCTATCCCCGGTAGAACCTTGGGATCCATCTTCACCGGCTTGACCTATAATACCAGTAGCACCTATGGCTCCATCTGGTCCCATTTCACCTACTCCATTGAAATAAACTTGATTGAAATTCTGGTTTAGCTTGGACAACAAAACGTCTTTAGAATCTCCAGGTAAGATATATTTCGTATTAAATTGAGACATCAGATTTCTTTTTAGGTATTATGTTACAGAGATAATTCCAGCGTCCCCCTGGTCGTTATTATAGAATATGGACAGATCAGAAGAAGTGGTACCTCTATAAAGAACCAGATCAACATAGACCGCTCCTGAGCTGAAAGCCACGCTATCAAAATTAATACCACTTGCCCCTGGGTTTTGCCCTGACACAGACCCAGATTTAACTACATAAAGGCCGTTTATTTTCTGAGCACCTGTACCTGGATATACAATTCTAAGCTGCATGGCTGTATCGGGATTAAGATAATCACCCCAAGAGTCAGTGAGTCCGGCGGCATTAAAAACCAGATATGCAACAGACCCAGTACCAGGGTTGAGGTCAACCTGCAAGAAGTTACCATTGTTTGCTCTGGTATAACCTATGAGCCACTGGTTATTTGTTCCTCCTCCTCCGGCACTACCATAAGCATTACCAGAATTTCCAGTAAATGTGGATGTTCCCTGTATCATTTTACTCCCCTCTATTCTTCCATCCGCTCTTACTCCGAAGTATCTTGTTCCTGAAACCTTAAGATCCAATAAGTAAGAGGTGGTAGAAGTGGTATAGACATCAACAAATAAGCCACCGCCAACGGTGCCCGTGCTGGTGTTAATTATCTCCATAACATAATTATTAGAAGGTGCATTAACCGTTACTGGACAATTAGTTACAAGATTACCAAGTCCTATGTAGAGGTTACTGGAATTAACAGTAAACACGCTCGCCTCACCGAAGATACTACCATTAGTGGATTGAAACTTCATAATCGATCCCGAAGTGAAAGTTGTGGAACCAGCGGACGTGATGTTTAGATCTCCATTGGTACTCAAGAGATCCAGGGATCCTCCTGACTGGAGGGTAAGGGAATCTTGAGGAACCGTGAATAATAAATCATATGTTGTTCCTACTGGTGTTAACCATCTAAATTGCGGATGTCGATTATAATCTGCTGGGGTTCCGATACCGGATGCATTGGTTTTAGCAAATTCAACCAGAGGATAATCATTAGCACCGTTTGTCGAAATAAGAAGCTTAGAATAAGTAGGATTTGCAGTGGTAGTTGTGGATATGGAATCGCTCAGAACCATCGTAGTTTTATCGGGGAATGGCGTACTAAAAACTATCGCATCTTTATTTCCAGTTGGTCCTGATATACCCTCTACTAGCTTAAATGATTCCTGAGCCTTTAGGGTTTCCCCCGTATCAACCCAGCCAGAACTACTATATTGGAAAATCTTATTATCCTGTAGAGGATCCGCCCAATAGTCGCCGACAATTATAGGGTCTGATACTCCACCAAGAGGCTCAGTACTTTGAATAAACCATTTCGTTCCCCTAGTTCCTTGTTGCCCAGGATCTCCCTTAGGACCAGCAGCACCCACAGGACCCTGAGGACCAGTTTTACCTCTGATACCTTGAGGTCCACCTCCATTGGAGACTATGGAATCGAAGTTGTTATTAACCTTCCTAATTATATCTTCCTGTGAATCTCCCTGGTTAAGGTTCGATATATTCAAATTCGGCATGTTGAAATCTTATCTTTGTTTATATATTCCAAATTTAACTGTCATCAAATTTTCTCAATCTGGAATGTAAATGTTGTTGAATAATTGCTGCCAGCCTCCAGGGGTAACTCAAATGTGTACGAGAGCGAATTCCTCCTGGTTAAACGGTAATTATCGTTTAGATAATAGCGATACCTTACCCTATCCGGATTTATCAAATCACCCCTTAATAGTATCTCAGTGGAGGATAAATCAGTACCTGTTTTTTTAACATACATATCGAATGTTATCCCCTGATATATCGGGGCTATATTGTTATCGATGTAAGCATTAATATCATCCTCGATACTGTTAGGATCACCCACGCCATACTCGGAAATGATATTATCAACGAAAACTTTATCTATACCCGCATTGAGCAAATACCTTCTGAGTATTCTATCCAATCTAATAGATCCCACGAGCTTATTATTAAGATCATCCTTCTGCCAGAAAACCTCAACATCCGGGTATATTCCTTCATCCACAGATTGTAAATCCACACTACTAAAAGCAGTTCCCAACTGACCTACGCCTTTATTGGAATTGGAAGGACCGATATTCTGTATCTGGGAAACCGAAGCTCTGGCATTATCATTTATGAGTTGTATATCAGTAGATCCCGAGATCCTAGATATTTCCAAAGTAATGAAGGTGTAAGATGTTATTAAGTAAGGGGTCTGCATCATTTTCGATCCAAGGAAAGATTTATTTTCCCTCATAGATCTGGTGCCAGCAACTGGTGTCTGAGTTGTGGAATTGGAATAAAGGTTATAATATCCAGGGTCCCAAGAGGACAGAAATATGGAGAAGTTTTTCCTATCTATGGGGGTTTGTCCAATTAGGGGATAAACAGGACCGCTAGGGAGTTCTTCAGATGCACTCAGAATGTTACTTCCTCTATCTACCTTGCTATAATTAAGATTCTTTAATAGTCCGAAATCTTTTTTCTCTGGGGCAAATGTGCAGTTTCTATAAGATAGATCAGCAGCTGTATATCCGGTAACCGTATCACCCTTGTCTCCCTTATACCTGATCACTTTATCAAATAGCGGCTCATAGGAGCCAGCATATCTTAATATATCGGATGCATATGATCGGCCTCCGTCAGATATACGATATCCAGTTGGTTCAGTTTGTCCTAAAGTTTGTGGACCTGCATAGGACTTTATCGGGGCAAGCCCGGAGTTCCTTAAAAAAGAAGTGGGCTTTTCGAGACGCATAAGAAAGTTATTGGATCTTGACTTTGTTGATAATGTATCCTCGTCCCAGTAGTATGTTGTGTATGAGATGTATTGACTTTCAGAATTTACTCTCTCCGATATTTGGGAAAGGGAGATTCTTCTCATTATATAAGCCATATTATTGACCCCCCCACCAATCTGGAAAACTGGGTTGCCTCGATAAGTACTTTGAGAACCAATCGGAACCGTAGCAGGACTGCTAAAAGCAAAAGGGATATCAAATTCATAATTGGTGCCTATAGGACCAAAAGACACAAGATTTTTAGATCTCCCTATCGGCCAAGGATACTTACTGGAAATAGCTGGAACGTCGAAACTTCCAGGGCCGGTTAAACCAAGAGATCCAGTTCCTCCCACAGGGTAGATAAGGTTTATCTCCTCTCTTAGATCGGTATCGTAAGATTGATTTGGTATTATGTAGATAAACCCGGGATTTGTCGTTTCCGTCACGGAGCTCGGAGATACCACGGAGAGATCCAAGGCTGAACTTAGTTTTACATCACTTAGTCCATAAAGTTGAAGCCCGCCGGCGACTCCTGCGGTTACGCCTATCTGCAAATCCTTCTTTTTATCAACCATACTGTATAATAATGTATAGTCAACAAAAGCACCAGTAGGTCCGGGATCATTTAAATTAAATGCTCTATAGTCATTTACGACAATATTGCATATAAAGAGTATCGACTTCTGCTGGGTATTTTCTATGAATTCATAACTGACCGGAGACTGTATAGTATCAGGCGTCTCGTCGACTACTCTCAGGACTGCAGAAAATTTATAATCCTCAAAACCCCTGTAATTGGAGATAAATTTCTCAGAATCAGTAGTTGGATTAGCTACATTACTCTTCCTTTTTAAAGACATCTTTACCCCTCTAAACACAGTATCGTAATATCCTGTGGCCTGATTATAGAAAAAAGGTGTGAAAAGCTCCTTTGTGAAGTTATCTCCAGAATTGTAGGGTGATGGATAATCAAGACTATCCACAGTGAAGAAAGACGAGAAATAAAGATAATCGCTTGGGTCCGCACTCTGAATTAAATCCAGATCGACAGCACCAGGTAGATAATTCCTCTGGTCATTTATTTTATCTACGGGATACCCAGGAGGTATACCTTCAAGTAGCATCCATTCGTGGGTAAGATACTTAGGATCCGGGATTTCCCTCTCGAAACTCGGAGAAAAATTAGTGGGGCTAAAAGCTGGAGATACGTTCAATCTGTAAGAATTTCCTCTAGCGTCGGTTCCACCAAAATACCCCCATTTATTGATATACGGGACTATTTTAGATCTATTAGCCCTCCTCTGCGTGTAATTCTCTCTCAGGTATTCATACTCACTCTCTAGTTTTCCATATTCAAATAGAGCGCCCTTATTTTCATCAGATGGAACTTGTTCATCCGAATCTATAGATTGAATACCATAAAATCCATCAAAAGCATCTAGATTTTCCTCAAATTTAATGGAGCCAACATCATAAATAGTACTAGGATTATCCCAGAAGACCTGGGTAAAAATGGCAGGAACTACAACCGAAGGAGTCCCGTCTATAGCTATCCCCTCGTCGTAAAAGATACTAACAGATGAACCTATAAAAGCAGATCCTGAGCCTAAAACCCTTTCGGACGGCAGTCCCCGATCAACCCTAACAGATCCTTTCATCACCAAATATTTGGCATTCTCCACTATCTGTCCGGAGACTCCCGGAATAAGGTCAAAATATCTGTGGTATTCCCCGGTAGGTGTTTGTCCATAGGAAGAACTCCAAAGATCGAAATCAAGAGTCTTAAGATCAAAGAATGAAAATACACCGCTATAAGATTTAGCTACATCAAAAACCTTAAATCTAGAATCACTACCCAGATCTATCTTGATCTTCTGATTACTAAGATTAGCAACCAATAGGTCCTGGAATCCACCAAAACCAGTTACAGTTCCCGAGGATGTAATGGGATCTTCAACGTATCTTGATATTGACTCAATCATACCTATTCCTCCAGTAACTCCAGTTCCCTCGTCTACCTCTATCCAGTAGTCTTTTTTAACCTTATCTGAGTCGTCTATACTAAAGGCCACACGACATAATGGATAATCAGTTCCACCTGAGAAATAAACAACTCCATTAGTTTCGGAAGCATCTACGCCTCCTATTTTGACGTATCCCTCACTACTGAAAGTCGAATATGGAGACCAATCGTTGGAATCTACATTAGGGGGATTATTAGGAGATGATGATGTAGCTGATGGTATACCGGTAGATTCCGTAACCTCATAATATTTTCCTGCATAGAAAACTATGTCACCTAGAGAGAAAGCGGATGTCCCATTCCAAACACCAGCATAGGAGCTATTAAATGAATCATAGTCCTCGTACAGAACTATAGAAAAATTCCTATTTAGGGAATATCCGGAAGATTTAGAGGCAATCACAACCGAATTATCTGAGGTTGCACAATCCCAGACAGAGGTATCTATCGACTTTACACATTCAGCAAAAGAGTCTGCAAAGTCGGTTTTTTTCCCGTCCATCCAATTGAAGTAATGGTAATCTCCAGAGTTATAAGCCTTCCCTTTACCCCATCCGAGAACGCTACCAGAAAAGTTCCCGCTTCGTATTAGATCATACCTCCCGCTATCTTCTGAATATGTGCCGTTGGGCCAAAATATCTTAAAAACAACCTCGGAGGGTAAATCAAGTTTTTTTAGAAATTCCACATAGGAATTAGCTTTACCCCTAGTCCTGGGTAAAATTCCTGCATAATTTCCTATAAGCTCGTCCGCCCCAGTAAAGTTAGACAAATTCACAGATTTATCAAAAACAACCAAGCTACCAGTACTTGCACCAGTATTACCCGTTATCCCAAAATCCCCATTGTAATAGGGACCATATTTGGCATATTCGGGAGTGTTATTACTCCATGTTTTATTAGAAGAAATATAGTTCTCTGTCCTTTTTAGAGAATAAAATTTATCTCTTTTGTCCGTGATATAGTATAACTTCTGAGGATCATTTACGTTAACATCATAGGAACCCGGTATCCATCCACTGGCGCCTTCATAATATAATCTAACCCCACCGGTACTGCTCTGGAACTGTGGCTTATTATTATAGTAGTAACCCGTATTATTTCTAGAAGGCTTAGGAAGATTCAGGTTATTGTTAGCGTCTTTGAACCTATAAAAATAATCACCATTCAGCCTAAATTCACCCAGGTCATTACGGGAAACATAAAATCCAAAATACCTATTTATAGTATAGAGATCGGAATCCTGGTCATTGAAAAGAAACTCCAAATTTAGGAGTGATGGTGATATGATCCCATTTCTAGAAAACCCAGAGGTTACATAATCTTCAAAATCCGACTGAATCATAGAATTAGGAGAGGAGAGATAATCATAGTAAAACTCACCAGACCTGGTATAAACTCCATCTTTAATCGATACCCCATTATAATAGGTATACGTATTATTCTCAAGGGAAAAATCTATGGGGTTGTACTTAAATCCTGGATCATTCACTATACCACGGATATAGCTTCCTATAAGTGTATCCTCCCTTAAGTCAAAGGTGGCTACTACAGAGCAATTTGGCAAAATCTTGCTGTTAAAAAATTCCTCCACATTATCAACATCAGGCTGATATTTTAGCTCTGTCATTTCAACTACCTTTCCAGTCCCAGAAAGAACGGAGTACGTGGGGTAGTTATCAACACCAGTAAACATGTCATCAGCTACATAAGATATAGGATCACCGAAGTTATCGATCGAGTATGATATGGAAAAAGTCTGTGGGGAATCCGGGTCCTGCACAAGCTTGTATTCCTTTCCTACAACTATTGTCTCCTGGTTAGTGCTGTATGGATATGAGAGGGGTTCAGGAACCTTGAAGACAACAAAGAATTCCGGAAGCTCCTTCCTTAACCAAAGGGGCTGGAAATATCTAAAATTCTCGGTATAATTCCTATCTATTAAAGTGGAAGCACCCGATCCATAAAAGAAATCATACTGCAGATCAAAGTTATCTACCGCTTTATTCTCACCGTCAGTAAACTTACCAACTTCAAAGATTATATCATTAGGAACCGCCCCTTCCTCGAAAAAATTATAAACATCCTTAGCGTATGGAAGATTACCAGTTACCTGATATTTCTTAAACCTTTGGGAGCTAAGGGTCGGGTTAGCATTAAATGAATTTAACCACACTCCCCCGGTGGAATCTAAAGTGATCTTGAGATTCCCAGTCAGGAGAGGATTGGTTCTAAGAACCCCGAAGGATGTATTATAGTCAAAGAGTTTTGGTGAAGACATATTTTTCCCTTTATCCTATCTTATCCAATAATCCGTGAGGAAGTAAAGTTTGGAGAAGAAAGGGTATCATTTTTATATTTTCCGGTAACTTCAACGTCAAATGAGAATGGACTCTGGTTTTTAACCTGTATATCTATCCCCGCTTTTTTAGTGTATGTAATATTAGTTGGGTTACCATCAGCTCTAAATCCTCCTATATTACCAAGAGCATCCGTAGCTCTAAATTGAAATATGAGAGGTACATTTATGGAACCGGAAGAATCCGCTATATTCTTGGTAGCTAGTTGTGTTGACCCCTCGACCTGGATAAGAGATGCAGTTGGTGGTCCAAGAAAGAGGTAAGCACCACAAGTGTATCTCCCGATTAGATATAAATCATCCTCAGTAAATCCTAATTTCTGTGGGTACATACCATCATCTCTAACTGAAGCTGTTGGGCCAGTCACAAAATCTTCAGAGACTTCCTGATACCCTAGCTGCATAAAGTTACTTGGTAGAGTTGTGTCGACATAGAAATAATCAGATTGCCTGAAATACGGGTAAACTACCACATCGTTACTAAAATCTGGTTTAACTAGATTTTCAAAATCTATTCCAGAGCCGGTATTTAGAATAGGGTGATTCTTATGTATACAGAACTCCGAAAGTGTTCCATTGCCAGCTGGGGTGTATGATCCGGTACTTCCGCTATATGTTCCATTCCAAACGTTAGCATTCGTACCAGAAGCTGTGGGGACTGAAGCAACCACGGGATCGAAGGGCAAAAGCTGGCTTCCATTCCTAGGTAAACCGTCCGTGTCCCCAGTATATGCATATGAAGAATTAAAAGCGGATGGCTGGATATAGAGGTCGTTGTCTAGACCTACACTCCTCCATCTGGGATATAAATACTGGCTACTCGAATTACCCGAAGCATACGGTGGTGCCTGCCTGAATAATTGAAAAGAGGTATCAGTAGCCAGGGATGAACCTGGAACAACAATGTCCGACGGATTGAGTGATGTGATGGATATAGGAACCTCACCATATCTTAAATTTGTGCTGTATCCGGAAGGAAGAGGATAAGTACTATCAGTTCCTGCCAAAACACTTAATCCACCGGGCAAAATGGAGGAAAGTTCCAGCACACCCGCAGAAGAATTACTGATCCGGATCTCATAGATAGAGGAAGCTATTTTACCAGCGTCCCCACCAGCTGTAGTTGGTGTTTCATATATCTGATTATAGAAACCTCCACTAATCTTGATAGTCGATCCATTCTCCACAATCTGAGAATTACCCGACGAGTCAACAATTGAGACCTCCAGAATTCCTGCTGCACTGGTGAGTCTTGCACTCAATGAGTTAATTTGGTCCTGTAACTCTGTTATCTTTCTGAGTAGATCAACCGGACTCCCTGAGCTATCATAGAATCCACTCGCAATCGAGTCGGATCCGAGATAATAAACCTTATCACCCGTTGTGAACTGTTGAGAAAGAAGGCCATCGATTCCTTTTGAGGAAAGATCCTGTTGAACCTGTAAAACTGCAGCATCCTTAAGGTTGTTATTCATATTAGCAGCAGTACTTTGTGTACTCGCATCCTCAGGAAAAGCTATAATTACAGATTCACTAAAATCAGACATTGCAGGATTATCTGGCCACCCTGCTTCAGAGATGGATCTTATTCTGACCTCCACCCTCTCTCCCTTAGTTATGGGAATATCAAGCTGATTTATATTTATATTATCAGCATTATCTGGCTGCTCCTCGACCCATACGTATGTTCCAGTATTGGGGTCATATACTTTTTGTCTGATCTCACTCTTTATCTCATTCCAATTGGAAAAAGCCCCGGTTTTCTCCTGTCCGTTTTCATCAACATAGTTAATCTGATCCACTGCTGGGGAAGCCCCAGAATCGCTAAGATACCTGTATTGTATCAGGAATTGTATAACATTCTGAGGACCAGTTAGAGGGCTATCCTTAGCTGCAGGCATTGCCCAAAACCCCCTGGCCCTATATTTCGGAGCCACTGAAATTTGAGGGGTGGATTCGGATAAAGTTGTTATATCAGAAACAACGGAAGTCAGCAATTGCTGTTTCTGCACCCTTTGTTCGGTAAGGGAGATTAAACTAGCTTGTTGCGATTGATTAGAATTACCTGTTGTTCTAGAGGAGTTAGCACGCGAAATCGCATTAGAAGACCCAAGAACGGCAGAATTAGAAGCACTGTTGATTGAAGATCTCACTCTCGAGATGGAATTATCTATCTGGGATATTTCGCTCTGGAGTGTAGACTTTAGGGCAACCTTTTCATTCAAAGTTTGAACATCCGTTCCCTGAGTTAACTGCTTGTTTATCTGTACTACCTTGAAGTTGCTCGCAGATAAAACCGGTGGGTTGGGAAGCTCAGCATTAATAGCTGCTATTTTTTTCTCCTTAGCCATTCCTAGGAAAATTTGTCCTATATCAGCCACGTTACTTAGGTAAAACTGCTCTAGAGTTCTAACCCCAGATTGTGTATTTATATTGAGATTATTACTAAAGAAAATTATACCAGTAGACCAGGTAGATCCGACTATATTATAGTTGTCGTCGATCTTTTTAAAGAATATTCCCTGTCTCTCGTCAAATCCAATATTAACCTGTATAGTTCTCTCACTAAATTGAGTGGAAAGGAGAGTCAGAGTGTCACTTCCTATTTCTATAGGCTGATAGCCAGAAGTCCTTTTTAACTGTACAGAAGTTTCCTCTATATTTACACTCGTTATACGGTATCTAGAACCATCAGCGGTTAGGAGGGTATCACCGACTCTCAATGTCTTACCGTCGGTTACATTAGTGGATGTATCCGTGTAATTTACCGTGGTAAGCTTATAATTTCTCCTTGTTTCCTCAGTGGATCTGCCATTAGCATCAGTAAGGGTCACAACATCATCATAAAATGATATCACGCCGAAATTACCCTTGTTCCTGATGGTCCTAAGTGGAAGATCTATATTATCCTCATCGATAAAATATAATATTCCAGCATCATCCAGGGCTTCTATAAATGCCTCCTCGGTTAGATCGTTTCGTCCGCTTAAAGACTGATCAAAGTAATTTTTCTTCTCCTCAGTATCGGTGTTTGCTATGATCCTCTTTACTCTTACCCGATCTGCATCATCCTCGATCTGACCAGTAACATCTACAGTTATGTACAGAAGAGGAGTTAGAAAACTCTCAAAGAACCAGTTGTCCCTAGTATCAAAAGTGCTAGGAACCTGCAAGTTTTGGAGAGGTGTAGGATCCTTCACCGGCTGGGATTTATAAACCTGGGAATATGTGCCATCAGGGTTTCTAACAGTAGCAAAGTTATCACCTAATCCAGCCAAAGATTGTATATTGGAATCTAATCTTTGTATTTGAGATCTGAGATATCCATAGCCTGGCAGATTGGCAAAAGAGGGTAATCCATCCTCGTCCAAAACCTCTATCTGCACACTATCGCTGGTCGATGTTGCTACCTCGTTTAGTCCATTTATTATTTCTATGGAATTCTTCTGAAGTCTTAAAAACTGAGCTACTAAAGAGCTAATTGAATTTTGTGTAGATGCCATTTTTTACTTTAAAATTTTACCCATTGTTAGTTAAACTTTTTCCTATTATGTCGGCTTGAAAAACCAAGTTGTCTGGATCGACACAAACAATGTCTATCACAGGCAGATAGTCATAGGTGCTAACATCCGAATCAACTAGAGAAATTATCAACGACGAGTAGCTAACCCCGCTAGGGTTCGACAGTGGATATCTACCGGCAGCGTCAGTAAGGAAGGTTATGTTGAAATCCCCGGGTATAATCTGATCGCCGAAGCTAAATCTCATAACCTGACCCCTTTGCCATCTAGAGGTAAGATCACTCACCTGTATAACAAGATCTGATGAGAGAGTAATAGGAACCCCGTCATTAACGTGTTTCAAGTAGTTTGTGTAATTAACCAGCGTAACCACATTCGGGGAGGAGTTTTGTAAAGTTACTGTGCCAAGATTAGATCCGATATTAAAATCCTGATTGTTATTGGATATAGTGACCTGATCCGGAACACTTCTATCTACGATAACACCAGATCCCTGTTTTATGCCATCAAGATTATATGAAATCTCAACTGAGGTCTCATTATTAACTATGGCTCTTATAAGCTCGTAGTTCTGATTTATTAGAGACATAACAGCTTGAGTATTGTTAAAAAGGGCCTGATTGGAAGCATAGGAGCTTTCCAGGGAAGCTATTCTCCTATCTAGATTGGCAGTTGTATCGGTAGAAAGAGTGAGATTCTCTAGATTAGAAACTCTGTTCTCCAGTTGGGTGTAAGTGGAAGCACTGTTGTTCAGGGTAGAGGAAGCATCCTGAAGAACGTTCATGGCATCCATGAACATGGTCAAGGAAAAAGGTGAATAATCGTTTATAGCCTGTTCTACCCCGGTCTGGTCAATATCTACATCGAACTTGATATTAAGTTTTAAACCATAGGAATTTCCATTGAGTTTGGATACAACATTTGGTTTAAATTTCTTAAATGCTGGTATACTGTATATGTCAGAACCGACAGACTGGACATCATCCAAAAATAATACCCCATATAAATTAGTAGCGGAATCCGAAGGTACTGCAGGATCATAAACATCATAATAAATCAAGACACAATTAAAATCGAAATCCTCAGATATGGAGGTGGAATTAAACTCCTCTATGGTGCTTATGGAAGCGTCATCCACGACCTGCTTATACGAGTCAGGGTCGAAGTCTATACCAATGGAATCTAATCTGGTTCTAACATATTTCTGGAATCCCGCACCTCCAGTAGCTCCACTATATGATTTGGAAAGTATCTGGGAAGTAGTATCGGTAAATGAGGAATCACTAAAATAAGTATTAGCGGTATCTCTTGGGCTATACCAATTTCCATCACCAGTAGCCCCATCTGAGGTATCCTCAAAGGTTACCGTGGGTGATCCCAAGACATCATCATCAAAAATGGCTAAGTTGGTAAGTCCGCTTGGATTTAATTCGTCATATGCTCTACCAGTCAGATACTCGGTATCTAAGGGATCCGAGGGACTGTTGGTCCACTGGTAATCAGGATAATAATTACTATCAACCACATTCTTAAATAGAACAGTTGGAGTGTTACCGTCCTTGGTAGGTACATGCACATATACTTCCGAATATGTGTTATTGTTATTTTTAACCGAGTTAACTATATCAAGATTCCCTATGTATTGAACAACTCTATTATAAGTGGATCCAGTTAAACCATAAGATCCAGTCCCACCAGAAGGGTCCCCCTCAACGTACCTCTTTTGTGTAACCGGGAGGGAATCAACTACAGTGACCGTATTTTGGTCTAGTGCTGAAACCACCTGATCGCTAGAAGCAGGCTGGAATCTAATAGCCCCGAGTTCTTTTAGCCACTTAAAGAATACTCTCTCAGAAACATTCTGCTTTAAATCCGAGTCATATACATCAGAACTAAGGATGGTGGTCTCCAAATTTAAACAGTAGCTTTGAAAGCTCTGCGAAAAGTCGATATTAGCATTACCTGTAATAATTTTACCAGCGCTAGTAGCCTTGTCCAAGAAAGCACCATCAGGTGCGTTCAGTTTAATGGAGTTTCCGAGGGGATCTCCGGAATTTATTTGCGGTATATCGAGTAGAGCAAATTTAGAAAACTTAAATTTGTTTACCGAATTATTAAACGTAAAGGATAAATCCTCCGCAGCAGAAGAGAAGGCGTAAAACGTTCCGCCCTGTACTTGTAGAGGCCTTATAAAAGGTGTTTTTGCCATCTATCTTTGCTTTTTTATTATTACCAGGTCATATTAGTAGATCCGAGTACTACCCACGATCCTTCCTGATTTCCGGTGCCTTTACCAATTCTAGGCTCCCACTGGAGCTGAATTGATGATTGATAAGGTTTGCCACCATCTACGGTAATTCCGGTAGACGGGAATTCCCCGTAACTGCTAACCGTGTTAAATCCGGTATATGCTGAACTTTGTACACCAGTTTTAATACTTCCCGATGTATTATCAGTGTTCACTATGGTTACTCTTAAACCAGCAGGGAGATTGGATGCAGTTCCACCTGTCGTACCTACGCTTAAATAAAGGCCAGAGCTACAACTAGCATAAATTACATCTTCTAGTCCCGTAATAGCATATGGTGTTCCTGAGGTAGTCGTTATTCCACCCCCACCAGTGGCAGAATTAGGGAATGCAGTTCCTGCAGTGATGCCGGGGGATACCGTGGTGTTCTGACTCCTGATGTTACCAGTTAGATACCCATAAGTTAATGAAGAATTTAGAGAGGAAGCTCCATTTAAATTGGTAGAACCAGAGAAAGTTGTTGTTCCGCTCTGATTTAAGTTACCCGACAGAGTGAAGGTACCGCTACCTGTCAGGGTTGTAGTGCTAATGCTTTGGAAACTACCAGCTCCAGTGGATGTTATCTGTGCTAGTGCTGTTCCCCCGCTTGGGATCGTGATTGAATCGAATTTACCAGTCTTCGCTGATATTCTCCCAGTGGATGCATTTGTAAGATCCAATATACCATTGGTTGAATCTATACCAAAGGTGTTATTGTATGCATTAATCCAATTCTCCAATAATAGAAAATTAGAATTAAGTGTTGTCCTTGAGGAAGAAATCGAGTCAGATCCTAGAATCGTTGTTGTGCTTACTGTGGCCATTTGATGTAAATTTTTTGATTTCCTTAGTTTTGAAATATATATCACATCCATTTTCAAACTCTAAAATATGCTTGGAAATAAACACTCCCATAGGAGAGTATATGATTTGAAGCTTAATAAATCCGAATTGAGACTGATTGATTCGGACAAACCCAAGCTTGTCCCGGTCATTATATGTACCTGGATGAGGGTAGAAGGGTTCAATAAAGTGGTGGAAGCCCTAAATAAACAGACAAACAAGAACTTCAAGCTGTTTATATGGAACAACAATTCGGATATTACCGAGGATATACTAGATATATTAACAAAAAAAGCATCCTTTAGCTCAGAGATTTTCGAAAGCGATTTTAATATAGGAGGGTTTGGTAGATTCTATTTTGCAAATCACCTATATGGAAATCCAGAATTGAGCAGGTATTGCATCTTCATAGATGACGACCAAACGTTTGAGGAAGATACGATAGAAAAATTCTTAAAAGAGGCCCTACCTAAGACCATACTTTCCCAGTGGTCCTGGAAATTTAATTCAACGAGATACTTCGGAAGAGAAAACAGGATACTAGTTGACCCACACGAAGAAGTTCACCACTGTGGAACTGGGGGTATGGTAGCAGATATGGAAATATTCATGGAAAAAGGTCTCTATGAATGTCCAAAGAAATACTGGTTTATAGAGGATCTCTGGCTTTCATACTTCTCAAGTCATAAAAAAGGATATAAACTACTAAAGAGTTCCACAGTATTTAAGAACGGGTCAGATAAGTATAATCTGAACGATATAGTAAAAGATCAAAAAGAAACCATGCTAGCCGAATTGATAGAAGATCTAGGATGGAGCATACTCAAAAATAATTAAAAAAATGCCTGAAAACACCCAAAAGAGAGTACCCAAAGGGGATATAAAGTTCACAATCTCCTTATCAGAGGAGCAGAAACTAGCAAAAGCAGAAATTAGAAACCATCCATTTAGCTTTATAACAGGGAAGGCAGGTAGTGGCAAAACTCTGTTAGCGGTCCAAATAGCTCTGGACTCATACTTCAAAAGGGAGGTAAACAAAATAGTAATCACCAGACCCACGGTATCTAACGAGGATAATGGTTTTTTACCAGGTTCTTTAGAGGAAAAGATGGAACCTTGGCTAGTTCCTATAAGATCCAACATGAGAAAGGTCTACAATAAACCGGATATACTAGAAAAAATGGAAAAAGATGAGAACATAGAGCTTGTGTCTCTAACACATTTTAGGGGCAGAACTTTTGATGACTGCATCGTGATTGTAGACGAATTCCAAAATCTCACTAAACAGCAGCTAGGGATGGTACTAGGTAGACTTGGAAAGAACTCAAAAATGATGTTGTGCGGGGACGGGCAACAAATAGATCTTAAATTCAATAACGACTCAGCAATACATGAGGTTCCCAAACTTAAGGATTCATCCTTTGTTTATACGATTTCACTTAAGGACAACCATAGACACGAATCAATAGACGAGGTACTTAGGCTACTTGCTAATAGTTACTGATTGAAAGTGGCATCCGGATTATTTGGTATCACTATACCAGATCCGAATTTCACTCTTTGGTTGAGCATAATCTCAAGTTGATCTAAATTCATGTCTCTACCAAGCTCAAGAGCTTTAGAATTTCTATCCAGATTAGCAGGTATGTACCCGTAATCAGCTGAGTTAACATATTCAGGGTTCGGGTCGTTGGCAAGAGGTATAGACTGATTTACAACCTTAACAAAAGCTGGTTTGGAAACCTCATATACATTTCCAGCAGAATCCTCCACCGAGTTAACAATCGAGTAATAGCCACTTTCAGCAAAGGTATAGATAAAATAGGGAACGGATTTCACATCAAGCAAAACCTCGCCCGTTCCTGCATTAGTTAATATCCACCTGTTATTATTTTTCCCAAATATCTTGGAATCATAATTACTCAAAAATAGGGTAGAAAGCATAGGAACGTATAGGTCAGAATTGCTATTATGGACATCTACCCAGGACCATGACCCAGAACCAACTCTGGAAATAATATCGCCCATTGCCTTACCAGGGGATTTCTTATATCCCTTAAACATCGAGGTGAAATTGCCATCGCCCGAAACATAAGGGAGATTTGCTGGACCGGTAACACCCGAATGTGAGCCAGCTAAAAACATATTATTCCCTCCCGATATAGTAAATGTGAAATCGCTCTGTTCACCAACTGAAGGGGTAAGCTTGAATGAGACCTCACCAAGGATAAGATCCTCTGGTTTCGTCCCTACTACACCACCAGAAAGAACACTAAATTGATAAACACCCGGGCTAACCAGGCTAACACCTGGGTCATCATAGTATCCCGAATTTCCACCAATATCGGTCCATTCGGCTCTTCCATTTCTAATAAGAAAGTCATTAAACTGATCTGTTAGATCGGCTCCTTCCTGTATAGAGTTTATGAAGAGGACATCTACAAAAGGGATCAGATTATAAACCGAAGCCTGATTTGAGCCAGGAAGATCAACACCCCCTATATGGAAAAGATCGCTCTTAAATGATTCCGGACTTCTCTGGGAGGTCGAGAAAGAATCTATAAATGTCCCAGTGACATTCCTTTTCACAATATTATAAGAATCCCCAACAATCGCAGGATCCTGAGGATATTTTAGGGATACGTAATAGTCTCCGTCGCTATCAACCCTGCTACATTGGGTCAAGGAAACCTTGTATGGTTCCCCATAAGATGAAGGTAAAAAATTATAGCTAGATGCAAGTGAATATCCACCCCCGGGTCTTAACGAGATCGTTCCTAGATTGACACCCCCCGAAGTTCCAGTTACAATCCCATTAGTTCCTGCTGGAGGAGGTGTGATAGTAGCATTTCCACTATATAGGAAATCAAAATAATATTGACTATTAGATCGATAGACTAGACCAGTAGAACTCCAATCTGAATACAGGGGATCAGCAGAATTGAAGTTTCTCACGAAAGCACCTGTAATCCCAAGATTAGATGAAGAGTTCAGTAGGAAAAAGGGTCTAGATACTCCGGTGGGTCCAGGATGATTAAGACTGACCCCGCCTGAAGAAAAACTCGAACTAGAGGATCCACTCAAGACATAAGTTGAACTATCTCTCAGCGACTGGATTTCCTTAAGATGAAATCCTGTGGATCCCAATGTAAATCCATTCTTCAAATCTAAGTAAGAATCCATATCAATCACAAATCCGTTGCTGTAATAGCTCCCTCCCTCGAATTCAGAGAAAAGAAAATACGGAGAATTTGGTATGTCCTCAGTTCGGCCATACCCGTTTGAGAGAGTCGATATTCCACCTTCTATATTAGTGGTAAGTCTTACTGAATTCTTAGATATTGATAAGTCAGAAATACCCACCGAGGTGTCATTACTCGACGTAGGAGATCCTGGCCTGACATCATATGAATAACTTGCCCTTGGGAAGTACCTAAAGTTACTTAGACAGTAGCTTGATTGTATAGCGTTAGGCTGGGAAAAATCTATACCACCGTAGCTAACCTGATTTCCTATATCATAGTCAACCTCAGCGATAAAATATCCAGAACTGCCGTCCAAGACAGATTCATCTGGTATATAAGCACCGCTGGTAGCTCCAGTGGGCCCATTTAATATCCAAGGGTAGTCATAGCTGGCTGTAATACCAGGAGTAGCTATATTGGAAAAACCTATAGGGGCACCAGTTGGACCGCTAACCCCAGTGGCATTCATCTCAGAAGCACCAGGAAACTTAGATCCATATACAAATTTACCTGCCTCTATGTAATTACTAAATGATCCAGCAACGAAGAGTGTAGAGTCATCCAGAGAGGGGCAAGCTCTGAGAGCCCTCGTCGATTTTCCTCTAAATGGTATAGCTCCCATAATTTGCCCTGCATCACTATAAAAAGCCACGAATCCAACCTCCCCAGTTCCTCCAGTACCTCCGCTAGGATTTGGATTTACAAGGGAATATGCGGATTCTAAATTTGATGGCTCTCCTAGATTTATAGACGATTCGCTCGAATATCCAGTTACCACATTATAACCCTTATATCTGCAAGATGATGTGATAGTAAAGCTATCTATATCGTCAAGCCAAGAATATTCATCAGGGATTAATTTCATTCTGTCTACATCAGTATAACTTAGAACCGGTGGATTACTCCAATAGCTCCTATTACCAGCGGAGTTGTTAGCTATATCCTTGAAGTCGGTCTCAAGGAATAGATTCCTTGGGTCCATTCCAGGATGGTTATTTAGCAAAGGCGAAAGATCTCTATTAGTCCAGGTAGGAAATTCCCAAGTATATTTATTAGATTTTGGTAATCTTGCGGTGTCCGTAGTACCGCCTTCGGTAGTTGGGGTATACGATACAAAATTCCACCCGGTAGTTCCAGTGTACTTAGAGGTCCCATATACATGGGGTATAGTATAATCAAAGAGGGTTATATAATTTCCAGCTACAACCCAAAGGTCCGATGAATACGCGGTTTTATTAGTATATTGACTTTTCTCTTGGATAACGAGTAGGTCTATAACCCTATCATCAATCAAATCAGAGTTGGATTGCGTATAATTTGTAAATGTTGTCCCGTTAAAGTGGTAAAAGCCATCCGTGTTTGGAACTGCCACCATGTTAGGAGATCCAATCTTAAAAAATACATGACCATTTTTTCTGGACACCACTTTGGTTACACCGACACCAGCACCAATGGACCACCGATAATATTTCTCGCCATCCCAATACACCAATCCATCAGAGGTACCAAGCCAGTAGTTTCCATTCTCGTCAAATGATATGGAGTAAACAACATCGGATCCTATATTAGAATTAGAGGTGTTTTTCTTCACCATCTCGGGGATTGATATTATACCCCCCTCCAGATCATCCGTTGCTATTTTTCCATCAGGTATTATTTGAAGTCCATCATCAGTACATAGATAATAGTCATAATCTCCACCCTTGGTACCTACTGCAGTCATTTCGTAAATATGTGGCCAGGTATAGCCTGGGGCAACCTCAGACCAGGATTCGTCAACTTTATCATATCTCCATAGATAACCACCGGTTACACCGATATCTCCGCTAGCCCCCGTTCCTCCCCCACCATTAAGAGGGGAGATAAAAGCTAATACGTCATTACCATAGGGACAGGCATAAATCGATGGAACGTCCCAAGAAGATTCAGACGAAATTATATCGCCAAATTCCGATTTATCCCAGGAATTGCCTGAATTAACATCATCTCCAGAAATATAGAAAACCAAATTCTGATCCACACCTGTAGTGACAGCTGAACCAACCCACTTATTATTCTGTGGGTCGATGGAAATTGATCTAGTGTCCTTGAAATAGGGAGCATTAGAGGGAACAGCGGAGTTTATTGAATTATAATAATTCCATTGGTTCCCGTCATAGTTGCTTAGACCCCTACCAACAACCCAAACAGATCCATCGGAATCGAGAGAAGCCTCGTTTATATAAAGATTCAAATTAGCCATTCTTATTCATATTTATCTTAAAAAATACTTCCCCCAATTTGTACTTGAGAACCAGTTAGCTGATAACTAACCAGGTCATTGACCACTTTAAGACACCCGCTACAAGTAGCTGCTGCACTTACAGTACCAGCGAAAGGTAAAATTTTAGGGTTGCCACTTAAAAGTGCAGTCAACGCGGCGGAATTATCGTCAATTTCTAACTTATTTATATCAGTGCTCTTTATCAACAACTTAAGCCCATAGAAATTAAAAGGATCACCTCCAGAATCAACATTAAATCTACTTAGTGCTACAGCTTCGATATCCCCAGTTCCCCCCGGAAAATTAGAAACAAAGGCAGAATTCAACTGAGAAGCAACACCTAAATCAGGACCAACATCCTGCATGGAATAGAATTCTCCCGCTGTCCCTGGGGCATTACCAATTCCAGAGTTTCCATTCATGGTAACGGTAAAGCTTCCGGTAGATCCGCTAGCCAACGAATAGTTAAAAGTTATCTCATAAGATGTGCCAGAGAATCCTCTATTTGTAAAAAACAGAGTAGAATATACAACTGGATCATTCCCAGAAAGACCCGTATACGTAAAATTAGTACCCGGGAACCCTCTGCTGATTATCGTTACTAACTGAGCAGAATGCATAATCGGATATCTGCTCCCGATGATCTCAGCAACAAGATCCTCAGTATACCCATAGTTATCTATTAAATTGGTCACAAATGGACCAACGGAGAAAAATATGGTATCCACACTTCCATATCCTAGTATGTAATTTCCGCTTGCAACAGTAGGGACAGTGCCACCATACAAGGGGGGATTAAGACAAGTAAAACAATCAGTAATATCTCCCCATCCTTTGCTATACATACTGGTACCTATAGTAGCCATACCCGTACATCTTATTTTGACGTCCTCCTGGGTTGAATGAAAGAACTTGATCGGCTGAATTCCAGATCCGCTAGCTCCAGGCTTTATAGACATAATAGCCTCGTCAGGAGAAAGTCCTATTGCGGATGTTCTGTATGTAGTGCTATAAACTGGGGATTCTTCCGTATAACTTGTCAATGGAATAATTGGATAATTGGCATTTATATAGTAATTTTCAATGGGACCGATCTTAGATACGGTATAGGTCTTAGAAACAGTATCAAAAGCAGTGGGGGAGGAAGCAATGGCAGTTAGCTGAACAGTAACAGTCCTTGTTGTTCCTGGCGGATCCAAAGGGGAAGCACCCGGTACATCAACCCAATCATCATACTGAAACCCAGTCACGTTTTGTGTTGTAAAGACGTCAGTACCTACGAACCAAGCCCACGCAACAGGATCATTAGGAGATCCTGTACTCGTATCATAAAACTCGTTCACCTGCGACATCAACCTTGAGGTATACAATCTGCTGAAATTTGCGTTCATTATAGCAGGGTTAACTGTCACCAAACCACTCTGCAATAAATAGGAATTAACCCCAGCATTATCAGTTACATCCAGCCTAACGTTGTAATCACCAGCTGAAGCATAGGTAACTGAAGCAGTAGCTCCAGTAGCAGAGGATGGGGTTCCACCACTAAATTGCCAGGAATACTGGTAAGGTGGAGTTCCTCCTGAGGTTGTGTCAGTAAAGATTATCTGTTGTCCTTGGTAAATGGTTATATTAGACATATTTCTTCTCTATTATTAAGGTCCGGTTGCATAGGTGAAAGAAACTACCAACGGAGGAGGTGCACCTGGCATTGTGGCAGGAGCTGGCGCAGTCCCACCAGAGACCGATGCATCATAAAATGCAGGATCTATTGGCCCAGAGGTGGTCAAATAAGCAGTGGCTCCAGTTGGAATTGTTCTATAGTAAAAATTGGTTATGTTTACATCATTCGATGAATTTAGCTGGGACGAGGCAGAACCTAGGGTAAGATATGACGTGGAACCCGTGCCACCATCCTTAGCAAATGTGACCCCTGTGGGCAGCGGATAATTATCAGCTCCCATACTCAATTCAATATGATCTCCAGGTTTAATACTATGAATCTCGTATCCACCTAGCCATCCGCTTTCATATCCAAAATCAGCCCAAGAGTGAGCGTAAGCTTCATTCCAAGACGAATCAGTAAAAGTTTCCCAATTCAGAAATTTAGTACCAAAGTACTTGAGATTCTCAACTGGTAAATCTCCATTTGCAGGATCCCAGGAAACATAAGCTGTACCTCCAGTAATTCCGCCTCCCAAATTGGGATCGCTAGATACGAGGGATAGGGAACCAGATAGATTAACTCGTAATTTATCGCCATTCCCAATATTTCCGCTCTCAGCATCAGCTACTATGTTTACTGTAGCAGGAATATTATCAGGATAAAAAGATTGTGCAAAATAATCTGGCTGAGTATAAACTCGGTTGATCTCCGTTATTATTCCATTGACGGTGGATTGCAAGTTAGATCCGGAAGACGTTGCACCTATTATGCGATCGTTTATATAAACCTCTATTTGACCCCCACCCGTAGTCTTTTGACTTGGGTATGAATCAGGTAAGACATAGTATGCAGTAGCACCTATAAGGGAACCTGTACCGGAGGTAGCACCAACTCCGGATTGATTGCTCAGGATATAAGGAACAGTAAAACTGTATCCGGTAGCGCCGTCGGGAATTGAGGTAATTGCCCACGATTTATTTAGATCATCTATCGATCCACTAATATAAACAGTTTGACCTCCGATAAAATTATGGGGTTGAACCGTATGTACAGTAGCATATCCGTATTGACCCCCGCTAATTAGCAAAGAATACACATATCTAATATCCAAAATTTCCTGGTTGATGGTAAAGTTACCCGAAGCACCTACTCCTTCAGTATATTTACTAACGCTAAGTTTTTGCCCATCTATAGCATTATTACCATATACAGCAAAATCCAATATCTCCTCAGGGATTTCTTTTGCAACCTGGTCAAAAGTCTTACCTTCTGAAGGATACTCCCAAATTGAATTATATGAGTTCCATGTCCTAATAGTCTGATCCCAGAGATAATTCTCATTTTCTCTATATCTGGTCCAACCATCTATCAATATGCTCCTCGGGGATACCTCTATGGTAGATTTTTTTATTTTAACATTCTTAAAATTAAAAGAATCGTAAAGGTTACATGTAACGTCATAGGTTCCAACATAAGGTAAGAAGTGGGCTAACTTATAATAATCCATAGCGTAGCCTCTCCTGGAGAAATAATATGGGCTGCCCTCTTGTGTGGGTGATTTTGTTATCTCCCACTCTATCTCATTATATGCAGAAAAATCTATAGATGACCAAGTTAAAGCTTTACTGCTAAATGTAAATGTCGGAAGGGTTAAAGCATCCCATGTCATTCCCATCTCATCCCAAACCCATCTATCTACACCTAGCTCTAAAATTACTGGCATTCCCAGAGGATTTAGATATTTATTACCAGTGGTTCTATTTAAATCAATCACGGGATCATTAACGTCATCACCCAGATTTTTTAGCATCTCATTCTCCTTTATGTAGTAAAAATTAGAGATAGCGTTGATCATCCTTCTATTTTGCTCCGGCGTGTATATCTGACCATTAGAGAGAGGATTCACATCGTTACCAAAGTCCGATATACTGGAATCAATAATGTTAATTGATCCATTAAGCAAGGAACTAGTAGTGGAATAGTAATATAAATTGTCAGATTCCTGAGGATTAACATCTATTGTTACAGTTCCCCCTGTAGCTCCGTTATTTGATACACCTAGGGGATCTATCTGGGTAAGACCTGGATCCGTTGTCAAGTACAAGTCATAAGCATAAGAACCCTGGGTAAGGTTTAGCTTATATTTTTTACCTCTCATTAACGAGAGGGCTGGGTTAAAACCAGTAATACCATTAACTATGAAAGCATTCCCGGATGGACCAGTTGCAGCAAAATTCAAATCAACCACATCGTAGTAGTTCATAGGAGCCTGCACAGAAGTCTTGCTTGGTCTCGTGCCAAAAGCTCTAAGATCCTCTATAAACCCAAAATCTGGGTTTGGGGTAAATTCTATATTATTACCAATGTCTATATCCTCCCTTTCCAGTACATCCGTCCAGGCCTTGGTATTATAAACATTGTAATAAACACCCTCCCCAGTAATATCAATGATTCTAGCATTAAGTGGCAAATACGAATTCTTAAGCCTCTCCTTGAGAGCAAATAATTTAACAAGAACTTCCTCTTGAGTAAAAGCAAAGGCCTCCGGTGTATTTGGATATCCGTAATCATCCTCAGTAGGTGCAGTGGTGTTTATATTATAATAGAGACCAAAAAGAGATGTCTTTTTGTAAGTTCTGCTAGGCACCAAGGTATTTTCAGACGAAATATCTAGCACATATTCGCCATCTGAGTTCGGCCCATAGGTCTGCTCCAATCTGTACTTCCCGGTGTTCTCATTATCAAAAACATCAGCAATAAGATTAGACTGATTAGGGACTGGAGTATTACCATACTTATTAAGAAACATCTTATTCTCCTCCAGAGGAGATAGATTTAGCTTGTTGTATCTTAGATTGAGCCAGTACTCTTTTATTCTCAGATCTTGATAGCCAAAGAATTTTAAAGCACCTATGAGTCCCTTATAGCTTCCTATGTACGGGAATATATCATCCCCGGCAACCATGAGTTCCTTCCTCTTCTCATTTATTTCAACGTAATCAGGCAAGGGTTCAGAGGGATCATGCTCTCTTAGTATGGGTGAGTCGCTACCGAAAAAAGCCCTACCCAAATTATTGGTCAAAACATTGAGTCTTGAGTCCTCACCTATTACCTGCCCATAAAATAAAACCTCCGCAATCTTTTCTGCACCCCCCGAGGTTATGTCCTCTATAATTAACTTCCTCTCATATATTTCAGCAGCAAAATCAGGGGCACTAAGTGCAACATTAACTGAGATAGCTCTAGATGGTGTACCCGCCTCCGGTGTAACAATATACCCATTGCTATAAGAATCTGTGACATCCTTAATTATGGGAATTGCTATATTCTCGTAATTTATTATTGATGGATCCCCGCCTAAATCAGGGTCATTCTCGGTTATTTTGTAAGTGAATAAGACATCCGTAACGTCAGTATTTCCGTAGGTATCGTTTTCCCATCTAGTTCTCCACAAAGGATCATTGGATGAACCTGTGGAGCCAGTGTGAGGAACTCCTAGAAAATCAGATCCGGTTACGCTATCTTTAAATTGCTGAACTACGAATATCTGTTCATTCTCATAAAGACCAGCAGAAACTGGGTCAAAGAATATGGAGCCAGTGAAATATCCGCCAGGCAAATCTGAGGTTATACACTCTATATAAGCTGTATTATCATTAGATATGGTGGTTACCCCAATAACCCTGGATAGATTTATTTTAAGTATGGATCCAGATATTACAATCGAGGATATATCACCCTGCAGAATATTAGCTGGATAAAAAGTTACCTTAAGGGTTAGCTTTCCTCCTTGGGAAACATTAGAATTAACCGAATTAGCCCAAGCAGTTAAATCATAACCATTCATATCCTTCTTGTTCATATAAAGAACATTTGAAGAAATATCAAATAAGGATATCCTCCCTTGGGGAGGATTAGCATCGGTGGACCTAGATTCGTAGTTGAAGTTATAAGTTAACGGTGCAGCTGCAGTAGCTCCAACATACTCAAAATTTAAAGGTTCTCCCTTTTTATCAAAAAATTTAAGGTGCCGATTTGCCATCTTTAGAATACTCTCTTATTATTAAATGGTACCGTGTAATTGAAAGAATTTCTTATCTGCTTTACGGACTCAACTAAAGCAAAAACAACCCTCTGTAGATAATAGAGTATCTCAGATTTCTTAGGATCTCTAAATATCACATTAGACATGGTGTTTTGGAAAATCTTCTCCTTATAATCATAGCCACTTCTTATATTATCATAGGAAGAGTCCCGTATATCGAATAGATTATCCGTAGGATCAAATTGGTAGTACCTCCTCTGCATATTATTACCCTGGATTTTCTTCATGATTCCTGTGTATGTATCATTGCTAGAGCAAGGACCATATAGGGTATCACCCTTTGAGCTAACCGTCACCTTTCTATAACCACTACATCCAATGTTATAGGATCTCTCCTGTGCCCTTGATATCGTTTTGTAAAGGTCATCGGGGGTTTTAAAAACGGGGGTCTGCGTTTTAAATGCTATATTACTCGTAGTGAATGAATATACCTTCTCTCTTTCCAAATATGGGCTATAATCTCTTTTCATATTACCTATTTGAAGCTATTAGATTTGCCTTCGCCTCTGAATTAAGTTCGTTCATATAATTTCTAGGATTAACAGAAGCGATGGAGATGTTAAGAGCAGACGGTTTGCCCGAGACAATACCCTCCTGGTACTCTACACCATTACGATCCTGCCATCCCCCTCTCATCAAAACTAATTCGTCCCTCTGTATTATTATATCACCAAAATCATCAAGACCGATCTGTCTATTCCTTTGTGCAGCGCTTGCATTTTTGAGACCATCAATAGTTCTGTGATAATTTTCATTTTCCTCTCCAATAAAATAGAAAGAAACTGAATCAATACCCTCAATAGATTCGAGTATTGCTATTATATCAGACTTTGGTATTCTGTCCCTTCTTTTATTATTCAGCATATACTCGGAAATGGATGTCCTAACCTTATCCTTTATAATCTCAGGGTCATTTCCTTCGAATATGGAGATAATAGCATTCCCGATAAACCTTCTTATCCTAGGCTCTATGATTTTAACAACAGTGGTAGCTATCATCCTTCCAGAATCCTCTATTAGATTCAATATCGAAAGCCTTTGTGAATTGGTCAGAAGGAAGCTTGTCTCCGGGATATCAAAATAATCCTGGTTACTAGTCATAGTAATAGTAACATCAGGCACAAGAAATATGTAAACCACATTATCATCATCCAAATACTCATCATCAAAGGTAGAAAAGGCCTGTATCTGTGAGAATATATTAAATTTCTGTAGGTAGATCTCATAATTTTCAGCATTGGCAAACACAAAAGCACGGCTAGTTTTCGGAGCAACTAACCTGGTAACTTCAATAGGCTCCGGATCTGAACCAAATGAGGGATCGAGTACACCGGTCACTCTAACATAATCATCTAAGTTAACAGTATTCCCAAATAAATCCTCCCCACTATCCATAAATTTATAGGTAAGTATCTGGTCCTCTCTACTCTGGAGATTTCCGCTAAATCCAGATGTTTGTAAATACTCTACCCTTATCGTAGCCCCTTGCTGAGGAACTTTACCGAAATTAGAATTACCAAAGTAGATATCTATTCCCTCCTGTATACCACTCTTAACCAGGTATCCCTCTTTGTTTAGCGGAATATCATAAAGGGATTCATATCTTTCCCATTTATTCCCATTCACATATACATCAACATAGAACTGATCTATCAGTGCACCAGCTTTGGAGGGTAAGTTAAAGCTCTGAAGAGCTCTCCCAGTACCGGTAAAAGTTGAGGATCCGAAAGATCCCTGTACTATCTTGAAGTTAAAAACTGCGGATCTATTAAGAGGTATCTTTACCGAAGGAGATCCAAGGATTACTGAATAAGGAAGACCGTTTTGTATACACTGAATTCTGGGTGTCCCCTTAAGAATTACCGCACCCCCACCAACATCAGATTCCCGAAGATTCCACCCCAGTGAAATTTCACCCTGAGCTGCCATGCCTCTGGATGGATCGTGGCCTGCTATTCTAGCTAAACTCTTTATAGAATAATTCCTTGTTGCTTCCTGAATGTTTAATTCGGTTATCGAATCCTCGATAAAGTACAGAATCATCTGGGATAGATTTTCTAAGACGAAGAGAATCTGTCCCCAAGCAGATGCAACTGTAAATACATTTCTAGATTGGTTATAAGTTCTCTGTAGAAACTGATAGGAGTCGTTCAGAAGACCTCCAATTAAAATGTTGTTTTTCTTAAAAATATTTTGTGCCATCTTCTTAACTTACTTTCAAAGCAATTGCTGGTGAGGTATTGCTTAAACCCGGAATATAAAAATCTAGGTACGCAATATCCCTATTTGTACCCTGATAAAATTTTAGATCGAAATACCCATTAAGTTGGGAAAAAAGAGGAACATAAATCCTAAGATGTTCGTTTATTCTTTCTCTCAGACTAGTTTCGGAAAGGTTCAGAGAAAAAACTAGATCCTCTAAATTTAACCCAAATTTAGGATCACCAAGGACCTCTCCCCGATTCGTAATGAGCATCATCTTAAGTTGCCCAACACATATATCGGCAGGGTTTGTTATCTCAAGGATATTCTCCTTGTAGTTAAAATCTTCTGGATCCTTGTTATAAATTTCGACCATTGGGAATTTATTTTCCCAATATATATCGAGATTAATTCCACTGTAAGAAATAGGAAGGAGTATTCTCTCCGTTGATCATATCCATCACTTCTTGAAGCTCTTTTTCACCGTCGCTTCTAAGCTCAGAAGTATTAACACTAACCCCACCAGGAAGGTTATAATTGAATGCACTTAGGACTCTGGATAGGCTTATCTTGGATTTAGCTAGGCAATATCTTATGAACAGCTCATCGTCATATAAATCATCATCATCTATCGCGACAAAACATCTAACAGCAACGTCCATTCCATTCTGGTCATACCCTGTACCAACCCCTGACATGCCAGATCTATTGGGGTCCCTACCCAATATGGTTAGTTTTTTAGTGTTCTTATTCCACTTAAATGCATAAGTAGGCAATAGATAAGCTTGAGCAAGATCAAAATAGGAATACATGACAGTACGATAAACTAAATTATCCCCAGTAAAGGGTGATAATAGAAGCTCAGATCCTAGGAGTTTAGAATCTCCAAAGTCTCTATCTGGGGTTCCTGATATACCCATTCCATTAACTTCTCTCACATCATATACAGTGACTATAGAAGGAGGGAGCTGTATTTGTCTAGTGTTTCTAAAACTAGGATTTGCAAAAAGATTATTAGCCAGTATAAATACCCGATCTTCTACGGCATATTGATAGTTATCGTACATATAATCCCTCGCCCTTCTAATGATTCTGTGTATTTCATCATCATTTAGGTTATAAGGCAGCGAGCAGCTTGCCGATAAATCATCTTTAATCTCCTGTACTAATTCCTCTAATGTCATCTCAATAATTCTGATTTTTAAATATTATCCTGCGAATAGGATCATTCAGATTCTTAAGTCTAGAGTCTGTTATAAATCTACTCTGTCTTATATCACTGAATCCTTTTACCTCCTCTGTTTCCTTACTAACGTTGGCGCTGCTACCCAGATCAGCTTTTCTAATCACACCACCGTTAACTTCACAGTTTATCATTTTCCTCGGACAATCGATATAGCAGGAATCTAAAAGATTCCCGTAATCGGCACTGGTATTATGAACCTTACTGTTATAAACCTTATTAGAATTGGCAATTTGTGACTCCAAAATTTCAGAATCCTTCACCTCGCAACCATATAGGTTACAGTTAACCAATTTGCAATTTCTAATTTTACAGTCTATCAGATCAAGATCAGAAAGATATCCAGACCCTTTGCACTTAGCGTTTTTCAATTGAAATCTACCAGTAGAGGTATCATAGTTAAAGAACGCATATTTAACCCCACCTTCAACTATTATATCAAATACCTTCTCGCGAATAACCGGAAAATAAGTCTTTATATTTTCCTCGTAACCCTTGAGGTCGACAAGTAGATGAAAATCAGGAAAATTCATAAAGAAAGACTCAGGGTCAGAAAAACTTCTAACTACCTTTGTGTACTCCTTCATCATCTCCTGAAGTCTCTTGAGGTCGGATTGACTATAAACCCTCTTTCCTGAAAGTATGTCATAGAGATATAATACCACATAATCGACAACTTCCCGTATGGCGGAGATTTTCTTCTGATAGTCCTTCCCACCTAGGTATCTTATTTCTAGGTATCCCTTAGGGACTTTCGTGAAATTAGCACCGTAATACTTCTCCTCTGGTATTTTAAAAAGTCTAGGATCTATGGATGAGATATTCTCGAGTATAGAAAATCTATTCCTTGGAACTATTTTCTTAACCGATTTAGCATAAACGTTATTGGTTCTATTACCAAACTTGGAATAAATCAAGCCTTCGTCTATACCAAGAACGAACTTAAGCTTATCCAGCTCTTCCATTTTTTGCAAATCCCGGTTAGCTTTAGAAAAGCTGACCGAAAATTGGAAGGCACACTTGTCGCTTGTCCATCCATTTTCATCAATCCACCTTAAGGTCTTAATTAAAATGGGTATAGCCTCCACGTATGGAAGGGGACCAGTAATAAGCTCATTCATGTTAGATCCACCGGAATAATCAGGCTCCAACTTAAAGGTATCAGAAGTAACCGGGACCTTCGAGTGATATTTATTGCTCAGGACTACCTTCTTACCAAGGAGTTTGGACAACTGATCCACTATTCTCCCCCTAACCATCTCCGAGTAAAATTCGAACTCAAATCCGATAAGAGAAGAGGCTAAAGCAGTAGCTTTATCAAAGTGGGTATCCTTACTCATCCAGTGGTTTAGCAAATATTTTTCCCATTACAGCATCAACTTCATATATCTCAACAAGAACAGAATCTCCAGATTTTAGACCTTTATGGTCTCTTGTCATGCGTCCTTGAGGAATCATAGCCATCAAGTCAAGTTCTGGAATTTCTATCAAAGCTCCATTCTTTCTTTTGTGCTTTATTATTGCCTTTACTGGCTCATGTGTACCATCATCAACGTCCTTTTTAAGGTCATATACGCGAACGGTCTTTTCTAAAGGACCTCCAAAAGTCAAGGTAAGCCTGTTATCGTCCTTAACCTCCTTAACATAGAATTCTATCTCGTCTCCAGCTCTAAACCCTTCAACCACATGATTCTCAAATTCAGTCTTGTGTATAAGACCAGTATAGATATCCTCCCATTCCACGAAAACTCCGAATTTAGAAGTGCCAGTAACATAACCCTTGTATTTCTTGGTCAAATCCAATTCCTGTATCTTCTGATCCATTATCTTCTCCAAATACTTCTTATAAGAAACTACGAATATTCCTTTATGCTGTACATAACCATCTATCATAACGTAGATAACCTTCCCGATGTATGAGTCGAAGTCAGTTATCTTATTAGCAGCAGCAAGAGATCCAGGGAGAAAGCATTCAATTCCTTGCACATCCACGAGATATCCACCTTTATTAACAGATTTTATTCTGGCTTCATAGGCAAGACTTTCCTTATGAATCTGTTCAAAGAATTCGATCTTCATATCATTAATAAATCCATCAACAACCGAACCATAATAAGTACCCATTACATTCCTGACTGTGGTGTTAACCTTAGTCCCTACTGAAAAATCTAATCCGGAAATACCAAGTCTTTTAGCGTCCTTGATCTCTTTTGCCAGATCTATGTAAATGGACTGGCCACTATCGGTCTGGGCTATGCAGTATTCGTCGTTGGACCGGAGGATTTCACACTCATACGAGTTACCTGTTATGAGGTCTTTAGTATAGGCTTTATCTCCCATGAAGTCAAACATTTTATCATAAACATCCTGCGCATAAGGCTCATGACAATAAACTTTGGAACCATCCTTGGTTCTCACTTTTTGGTTTACGGTAAATCCATTGGGTACGTCCCAGTTAAAGTCCTCAATCGGAGTGTTTTGTTCGATCATTTTTTTTGTATTAAAGTGTTATAACCACTTATATATCTAATACAAAAAAACTAAATAAGCCGATTCCTACTCCATTACGGAGGGCATGATTAAATATCGGATAAGATAGAATTCCCTGTTAATCCGGATACGCAAAGCACTTGATTCAATTAAATCAGGATATTCAGAATTTATTACCCTATATCTGTTCAAAGCAGTTCTTACACTACCCGAAAAAAGAGTATTCTTATTACCATCCGAATCCACACCAGGTATGTTAATCTGTGCATTCTCCAAACTCAAAACGGATAAGTCATTAAGATTATTATCGCGCAAAGTGTATAAAACTGCTAGAAACACCTTTACGCTATCACCAATCTCAGTCAATTTTCTCTCCCCCCAATAAAAAGAAGATCTCACTGGATAAAGAGGTTCATAAACATAGCCAGCATCACCTATAGGTATATTATAAAAAGATGAACCAGTCGCACTGGATGATTCGGGGAGCTTGTTTTTATAAACGGAAGTACTCATACCATTATCCATCAACTGATCCGAAAGGTCATAAAAGAAAGTCTCTATTGGGGAGTTTCCGTCGATATCATAAGTGATAGAATACCAAAGATCCCTATCATCGGAACTATAAGAACCAAAAGTTCCCTTCTTAGTCCCTTGCCAATACCAACTATTTGTCTTGTTAGTAACTAAAAGGTCTAGAACTTCATTTATAGATTCTACTGTAAGATCTGATAAACCCGCACCCTCACCAGGGGAGCCTATACCAAATAAACTCCTTACAACAGCAGGAAATAAAGATGGAACCTCAGCAGCTAACCCGCCAACGACGGCAATTATACCCTTTATGGACTCCCAAACCCCTATAAGCTTAATTGGGAGATATTTTTCTATAATATAAAGAGATACCTTATTTGGGTTATCAACGGTCAGATATGATTCAAATTCGCTCTGATTTATTCCCCTAATAATTTTCTCTATATCGCTAAGACCCTCGTAGTCGCTTTCCTTGACATCACTCAGAACTCCATATTCGACGTATTTGTTTTCTACCTTTCTGTAGGAAACCCTAAAGACGGAGTAGTCAGAATCTACACTCAACCTAATCAAGTCACCAGGATTTACATTAATAAGGGAACCGAGAGAATTTTTAACGTCATCACTTACTAAAGAAACCCTCATCGTAGTAATATCCTTCACATTTCTAGAATTAGCAGAAATTTGCCCCTCCTCAGGAACAATAAGTTCCCCACTAAAGCTATACGGGAAGGTGACAGGGAAAGTGTCTAGATCCTCATTTTTTATTTGTCCTCTGATGGAATCAAAGAAATCTCCATTTGGCTGATATGAGCTAAGACCTCTAGAAAAAGCACCACAGACCATATCGCTTATCAGCGGTTTTAACCCACGGTTAGAATCAGAAGGATCAACTTTGGCCTCCTCGTACGGCATAATAGTTGTAATCGCAGGTGAAATATAGGGTTCTAAAAACTGGAGGAAAGCCTCAGATATGAGATCACATATAAGGCCGAGAGGGTCAGTGAGACCTTTAATTACAGTCCTTATCAATGATATTGGATTAGTTATTTTTCCAGCCAATCCTTTCAGGACCCCCAGTATCACCTTAATAGGTAAGAGGAGTAGCTTTAAATAATTGAGAAGTATTCTGATTAAGAAAAAGGGATTCTCGGCTCCTATCTGTAACACTCTGGCAAAAGATACCAAATCCTCTTTACTACTTTCGGTTAAATCCGGAGATCCGCTTAGTGTAGTTTCCTGTATTTTGGTAAAATCTATCTTCGGGAACTTCCCCTCAAAAACCCCAGAAAGAACCTCATCATATGCAATCCCAGACTGATTTGAGAGCTGATCTAGGTATTGCCTGGTTGGAGAGTCTGGGGAAACATCAGAGAAATCCCCAAGAACTAAATTTATTCTTGAAAGTCCCGGAAAACTAAGTCCAAGAACCGAGAATGGTATGGAGATCCTACCATTTGAAGTAAAGTCACGAAGTGCGAGCCTTCGGGAAGACCTAAGGGAAGCACTGGAGAATCCAGGAATAACTACACTTCCATCCCCAGGAACCTCCTCAACATTCAGCGATTTTATCTCTAAATCGATCCTATAATAAGGATCTGAAGAATTTATTTTTCTGACAGAAGTAACCTCAAAAACCCCATATTTTCCATCACTACTCACCTCTATCTCATCTCCACTTTTAAGTAATCCGAGGGATCCATTATTATCCTCGACGTCGGTTACTTCGCTAACGTTTATCGAGGTTAGATTCTCTATCCCGGAAGACGTTGTTGTTATTTGTCCATCCGAGGGTGCTTGATTGATGTTATATGTTATGGAATATGAGAACCGATCAAGCTCGTCGTCTACATTATCGGGAGATGATGAATTAATAAGACTCTTCAACCTTCCTATATCACCACCAACGTCAGCCAAATTTAAAGATATAGGGAATGGGAATTCCTTAAGCTGCTCATTTATGCCCTCATCCAGCATGAATTGGAGGGGATTAGAAAATAGGGTCCTTATCGAGGAGAGTGTTTCTCTAATCTCACGAATTCCGCTACTCATTATCTTTTTACCCATAAAAATGGGAGCAAATGCTGTAGCTAAGCTTCTCTCGAAAGTCCTTATCTGTAGCTTAATCAAAAGTCCAAGTCCAAATAGGTTTGAATTGGGTATTTTGAATTTACTGTCGCTTACTATACTGTCAGCGGTGTCATTTACCCTGTCTATAAATGCGTTAATTTCCGCATCTTCCAATATCTTGTCGGGTAATACAGCCATTCATTATTTGGTTTTGGATACATTGGAAAGGTGAGACGGATCAGAAGGAATTACAGGAGGAGAAGTAGGGGCTCCCAGGTTCCCCAGATGCGTATGGGAATTAAAGTAACTTTGGAAAATGTTTCCCTTTATTACAGACTCCGTTGCAGCTTCACCAAGCTCTATATTGTTGCAATTAACAATGACTTTATTATTCTCCATCCTTATCTGATCGTTACCCATCTCAACCACTATTCTTAATTCACCATCGTCCTGAGTATCCAATTGTACCTTGGCATCACCAAGGATCAGATTAAGTCCTTTCTTCTGCGTGTAGAATATCTGAAGTGGACCAGGTACAGCATCATTATCATAAATCAAGGAATGAGCTCCCTCGTACGAATCAGAGATTTCAGACAACAAATCGGGCGAGGTTTCCCAATCGGAATAGTAATTCATTCTATAGTAGTTCTGCCCAT